GCCTCAGTGGAAAACAACTTTTGGGCTACCGCAATTGCGGCGTTCAAGTGCTCACGCACGTGCTGGCGCTCGTCGGAGTAAAGTGCATCGCGGTCCCCGAACATCTGCTGTGCAGTCAGCAGGTGTGCGTAAATTTGAGCTACCAGCATCCACATTCGCTGTTCAGTCATGTCTTTTCCCCTATGACCAATGTTCGCCCCGTTTGCCTGATCCGAACGAAGTGCCCCGGCCGGGATTCGAACCCGGTAGGCCGGCCTTATTACGCCAAGCGGTCTCGGCCACCTTCTTCCGCAGTTCGCCTGCCTCACCAAGCTACTTTGCGGACGCGCAAGGTTGCGTGTTCCCACCACGCCGCCGAGGCAACGACTCATTATGTCCAGTCGGCGTCTCACTCCAAGATTTCGTACGTGTCTCTGAAAATGCGGTTGTCAATGGGATACTTTTAACCAATCTCCGGCCTTGCCCGTCATGCGGCCCTCTTTGGTGTCAACATAGAATGGCTCGTGCAATTGGACAGCATGCACGACTACAGGGCGTTTGCGAACGCGCTTGAACCCCTCCCAGTTTTCCAGGCTGATCTTCGTGGCATCAAGCGTGTATGTGTCTTCCTCCTCCTTCGGCTCCCACATTTTGCACCAGTCGTCACTGGCCGTTACGGGCCACACCCGCCACATCGGCGACCAATCATCCTCATGTGGCGACTTGTGCCGATATTTCACACGCCCTGCGCATGTGCATTCACCTTTCGTACTCCGTCAATGTTCCACGTGAAACGGCGCCTGTGTTCCACTGCTGTTATCCAAGCCTACAGAGCCCCGGCCGGGATTCGAACCCGGTAGTCCGGCTCGCTGGCGCCTCCGCCTACGGCCGGACGGCTCCGTCTGGACGCTACCGCGCGGACTTAACACGCCCTCCGTCTAACTGCGTGTTCCCACCACGCCGCCGAGGCACTAATCATTGGCCGTTTCCGTTTGCGACTTTTTTCGATTGGTGTATCTAGCGACCCTCACCCGTAGTTTGAGTGCAGAACAGGCAACAGTCCCAGGCGGTGCCATAAAAAGGCACACTTTCGTTCTTGGGCGTACTGAAAAGAACTCGCAGCGACTGAGTTTTCGCCAGAAATCTATGAAGTCGTTTGCGCGTCCGCAGCCCGGCAGATTGTACACGGCTTCGCAATCGCGCGCCTCGCATTTCCAGATTTCAAACACATCATCTCTCTCGATCTTGGCGATGAAGCGAGTGAAATCCAGGGCAGCTTCGCGTGACTTGAAGGCCAGTAGTTTCGTGCGCTTCCGCGGCCGCGTGACTTTGCCTGGCTTGTATTCGACTTGCCAGACACCATTTGTGACGGCTGACAAGCGTTTGTCGCCCTCTACGCGCACCACCTTGTAAACGATCTCGCGTTTCATACCGTCGTGTCCTTGGCCCTCAGCCAGACCAAATCCACAGCTCACGGGCGTTCCAAATGGCCACACTTTTCAGTCGGCGTTTCTCCGTTTTCCAGCCGTGCGGAATGGGTGCGTATATTTGTACCTCTTTCCTGTCTGCGGGAAGCGTCAGGAGGCGCCGGTAGTGTGCATGTATGCAATACAAGTTCATAGTGAAAACATCAAACGCTTCGCAGGGCAATGTTGCCTCGTGATATACATAGCATTCAGGGCAGGCATGACAAATCACTATTTTCCGATCATCAGTATCGACTTTCACCTCCACGTAAAGTTCTTTGTGTACGCGACACCGTTGCTTTGGGGGCTCCGGCGGCGACACGACAAGCGGCTGCTCCTCGTGCTTGGTGGTTGCTGCTAGGCAAGGCAATGTGACAATGCTTCCAAGAAATTCACGGCGTTTCACGATAAGCACCTTTCTGCTGTAGTCGTTTCAACGAGCTTTCCAACGCAAAACCTGCGTGTCCCCACCACGCCGCCGGGGCCTGGGTGCTTTATGTCCGGTCAGTCTTGAATACGATCACGACAGCGAAGCCGGGCCACGGCATCTTCCAGTGCTTCCGCAATTTCGATTGCGGCTGATTCTGAAATACACCATTCGTCTGAGGCATTGCCTTGTTGGCGGATGATACATTTTTCCAGCAGAGCTTCGCACTCATCGCAAAACTTCTCTAGACATTCATCTTTGCGATGAAACAAAGGTTTCGACTGCTTTCCCTTGAGGCAGTATGGACAAGGCGCAACCGTAATTCTCCACTCGCTCGTGCTGTGGTTGAAGTCTATGCTCGTGATCTGCTTGTTCAGTCGGCGACCGCATTCTGCGCATTCAACGGCAATCGCTACTTCAAGCATGTGCATGTTCATTAAAACAAACGCCCTTGGGAATGTTCGCCTACCAGACGATCTACCCTCTGTTCAAGTTTCTTCGCCTGTATCAGCGTGTACCGGCTTTTGCCAGAAAAGAAACTCTTCTGCGCTTCACGCATCTCAGCTACGGCTTTCCGCAACTCTTCGTACTTGCAACGCCAGCACTCGCCACATTTTCCGTCCTTACAGATATCACACATTGCCAGTATCCTTTGGATCACCCCGTCAGACGGCTGGCCGCAGCCCACAGCGACCACGACCAGCCGCCTTGACGGAGGGGGCGGGGGCATTCTGCGTCAATCCGCGCCTGCGTGTGCAGGGCGACTCCTAAACGGCTTCGTTTTTCTCGTCGGGTGCGGAGAAGCAATTGACGATTGCTTCCAGCGATTCAGCCGCCTTTTGGGCGGCAGCAGCCACATGATCCTCGGGGGCGTAGTGTGCCAACATACGCATCAACCCGCACACTTCATTGATTCTGGTCAGCTCCTTTCGGTACAGCTTGACCTCACGCCGATCACTGTCAATGACAAGTCGCATCTTCCTCTCCTTATTGAAAAGTGGAGACGATTTCGGCGGGCGCCTCGCACCGCCACACGTTCGACCTTCCTTCTGTGTGCTTGACTACCCCATTTTCGGAATAGCTCAGCACCATCACCGGCACCCCGCTAGGCGCCGTGTCACACACGGCCTGCAAAAATCGGTTGTGTGATTCCGGGCACCTACGATGCCCAGCATACCGAGTCCGCAACCCAGCAATGATCCACCAGTTCTGATCCGGCTTCACGACTGGTCTGATTGGCTCCAAGATTGGCTGTAGCCGCAACATCCGTCCGGCAACGTGCAATTCGGACAATATGCTGGCCCCCACATTAGCCTCGCCTTGCGTGGACGCCGACACCCCTACCCACACACACCCAGGCAACCTGGGGCGTTCTGATTCAACCCACTCCTTTAGCAATGCCGGCCTGCGAGTAAACACAAGGTAGCGATGTTGCGGATTGTCGGCCATGATATCGAATACCTTGCTTCGCACTTCGTCTGGCACGCCTTCGTAAAACAGGTCACTGCGAGGGCATACCTCAAAAACATGGGGGGTTCGCAAAAACACCGGCACGTTCATCTCTGGGGTACACCGCACGCTGCCTGTCCAATTGCCATGTTCGTCAACCAAGGCATCGGCTCGTTTCGAGCGTTGCTTTTGCATTCGAGCAACCTGTTCGGCCGCTATGCAATACTCACAAGCAACGCTCACTGGCCAACAACCGATTACCGGCTCCCACGCAAAGGCGGCTCTGCCATTGACCCAAACACATGACCGCCAATCGTTCAACTGTCGTTTTTTTCGCCACGTTCTGGGCCACATGGTTTTCTCTTGAACACCAACGTCATTGTGGCGTCCTTAGCATCCTCCACGAGACTCATCAATTCGCTGTCCACATACTCAGGCGACAAGAGCTTGACCCGCCTCATTCGTACTGCTTCCGCACCGCCAACGTAAATCCTTACACGTAATGTGATGTACCTGTCTTTCACAATGTTTCCTCCGCAGATGGTTTGAGGCTGATGGTAACTCGCTCGTATTGGCTCTCCTTGAGCATCTTTTCGGCAATGTCTGGAAACTCTTTCCGCAAGGTTTTCGTGTCAACACGGTGTGACACAACAACCGTTCGGCGAATCGAATCTCCGCTCGGCGACATGCCGTAACCCTTGTTCCCAAGTGCCTTAATCAGTTCACGCTTCGCCCTCTGGAACTCTTCTTCGGCTATGTCACGCTCTTGCTTCCGTAAAGCGTACCGCGTAAACATTTCTTCTGGGATAACCGCCGGTGCTTCCTCGGAATCGACTTCGATCGTCGGGAACTCGACGCCGTCGGGAGGCGTGTTGCTCTTGACACATTCCCAGAACTTCTCGGCTGCGTGTCTTATGTCCAAGGCCCATTTTTCCTCCGGCGTGACGCGCCAGCGAACCAATCCCTTTCCGGCAACCAATGCGTACACTAGGGCATACTTTGCACCAGAAACGATTAGCTGGGTTTGAACCTGAGCCATGACGTGTGGCGGCACGTCGCTGCTGTAGAAGGCCCTGTCTGCCCTCCCTACCAAACCAGTCGTCTTGACCTCGCAGACCACGCCATTCTCTTGGTCAATTCCGTCGAACGTGGCGGCCAGCAGTCCACCGCTATCCTCGACGGCAAAAAGCTGGCGATCAAACTTCAACCCCTCGGTTTCCTCAACGTGATTGAGAATGGCATCTTCGAGCATCACCCCCAGGCTCTGCGCCTCTGTCATACGCCGAGCAAGGGGCCGCTTGCCGGTTTTCTCCAGCCATAGCTCTTTGGGGCTCAGCCACTTCGTCAGCCCCATGATAATCGGCACCTCAGACGCCGTTACGTGCTTCTTGCGACCCAACAGCCACAAGTCTTCATGTTCCCGGCAATTGTCCATCAGAACCTTCATCGGCAAGTCTCCTTTCAGCTGCCCCCACAGGTTGGCAGCACCAAAGATTGGTGTGGGGATTCTTTTGTCGTGCAATCAAGGTTTACGCCCCGATGTCCGCCCAGGAAGGCAGCCTTGGCTTCGGGAGCCGCCTGCGAGCCAACAGGTGCAATCTCACCCAATCCACGCTGGCCTGGTGCAATGCCCATCGGGCGCCAAGCAACAGGGCAATGTCAATCTGGCCACCGTGCGCCTGGCGGTGCTCTTCTGGCGTCAGGGGAATGATGGCCGTCGGCGCATCGTCTCGCCCGACCGTTCCTGCAAACAGATGATGCAACTCAACTGGAGACTTGCCACTCAGTGCCGACTTTCGCCAGAGGGCCTTGAGACCGGCCAGAATTAGCCCAGAACGCAATCGCTTGACAGTAGGCCATTCAGACACCCTGGGGGGCAACATGGCAGGCATGGGCCTCTCTGGGGCCACAATCAAGCCATACTCGTCTATCTCTGGCACCAGAGGGGCAAAATCAAAGGGCTCCCCCCAAAGGGGCACGTTGTGACAGGGGCATCCTTGAGCCTGCAACTCAATGCTCGCCCGCTCCGCACGGGCGAAAACCACATTGGCAAATGGCACGCCGAAACCGTCTCGGAGGGAGCCCTTGTATTCTGCGGCAATTTTCTCAACCAAGGTCATTGACCCCAGACTCCTGGGGGTGGTATTCGCTACCCCCGTTGTGTGGGGGTGTTTGGCGTACAGGGGGGCTTCCCCTGGCATAGAGTAATAGTGGCGGATGCCAGGATGCCTTGGAGTTCCCCCCAACCGGCCTATTCCTCATTCCCCCACATGTCTTCCCTTCGTTTGGGTGGAAGGGGTTCTTCTCAATTTGGGGTTGTCTATTGTGATGGCCGATTGTAGGATAGTAGTGTCAGTGCTGGCCGTCGCAGTTGCCCGGTCGGCGAGGAACCTTATACCAGGGTTTTGAAACGGGGGTGAACCCCCGGCTATGCCGGTGGACCGGGACGTAGCCCCCAATGCTGGATCGACTACCAGCCCGTTGCCCGGAAACCAACCTGTAGGGGTTGGACCCTGTTTCGGTTCCTTTGGACCGCCCTGCCCGCGATCAGGGTGCTTTATTCGGGGTTTTTTAGCCGCCTCGGTGGGCTTTATGGCTTGCCCTGGACGGCCGGGGTAAAAACCCTCGAAAAAACCGGCTGGTGCCTGCGGCGGCCTTTTTAGACCTTCACAGTCCAGCAGGCCAGCACTTAGGCGGGAGGCTTTGAAAAAAGCTTCCATGCCGTTCGAGCAGCGCGATCCGTCGCGCCACTCACGAAGAGACCACCGGGTTAGCCCCTCGGTGGTCTCTTTGATTGCGCGCAGACTATGTGTGCTCCTTTCCTGTTTGAGTGAACGGATTGTGAAACACAAACCGATCATGGCCTAAGTTTGCGGCCGAAGAATGTGAGATGCCTGTTGGTCACGCCACGATAGCCCAACGTTTGGATGTTGGCATGAACTGCCAACACCTTCACAACATCCGTCTTGCGGTTGAGATATTCGTTGGGCCACCTGTCGTCGTGGTGAAGGTTGCGGGTGCGCAGCAGAGTAAGGAACGCCTCGGTGACTGCCTTACGATTTGGGGGGTGGAAAAGAGTGGTGATGGTTGCCTGTGAGTTCAGGCGTGCAGGCGCCATGATGCGCATCGTGAAGGCAATCAACTTTTCCCAGTTCGTCAGTCTGGTTCTTGGGCGTCCCATGGTGTGTTACCAATTGGTGCGAACGTTGCAGCTATTGAGGTAACTCAAGCAAGAGTCAAGGGCCTCAAGGCTGTTCCCATCCTTCACCCAGTCGCTCAAGTCATACCCATCTGCTCTGGTTCTGTCAAGGTCAAAAACATAAACCGAGAGGGCATTTGGGATTAGCTCAAACAGGACACGTGCCATAAAGGCCCGGCCTGGGGGGTCGCAGTCGGGGACTAGGATCACCACCCTCCCCCGAAAGTATGCCCCGAAGTTTTCTGGCAGAGGACCGTTTGCCCCGCCGGCAATGCAGCTTCCGATGTATAGCCCGCTGGCGGTAACGAGGTCGGCGTCTTTCTCACCTTCCGTGAACACGACGGTTTTGCTTTTGTTGGCCGCCATCATGTCCAGGCGGTAGGGCACCCGCCGGACGCCTTCGAGGCCCTTCCGCCAGCGCTTCGACTTGCTATCATAAGCAAAGCTTTTAAAGGTCTTTGGCCTGTATCGCACGATCTTATAGAGCTTGTTGCCTTGCTCATCTGTGTAGATGTAGGACGCCACAATGCGGTAACGCTTGCGTGGCGAGCGGCGGCTGGTGTCGCGTGTGTGGGAGTTGAAGAACAGATCACGCTTTTCTATGCCCAACGCCGCGCAGATGTCGTCGATTTTGCACCCGGCAAAACATTTCAGCACGATGCTTTGACCATCCTTTGCCAGTTTCACGCCCAGTGAGTTGCGATGGTCTTCGTGCGCCGGGCATCGCGCACTAATCCAGGTGCTTGAATCTGGCAGGCGTTTCAGCTTTAGGCTTGACGCGATGTGGTCGATAACGTGTCCAGCGGAATCCATTTCGTATCAGGTCGTCCATTATCTGCGAGGCCATCTCGAAGGAGATGTTCGGGTGAAAACCACGTGGCACGAGAACTTTTGCTTGCTTGTAGGTGCATAGGCCGTTTTGGCGACGCCATCGCAAGTAGTCACAGATCAGGGCTGCCTCGTTGGCTGATAGCCCGTTGGTTGGGATGCCGTTACGGGACAGGATAGCAGCGTGGTAGGGGTGAATCTGGGAAACGGCGATGGCTTTGATGCTGGTTTCTGCTGGCAGATCGAACAGCTTGAACGGGCTGGTTCGTGCCGTTTTCCATTTCACCTTGGCCTTGATTCTCTTGCGCAGCTCTGCGTCCAACTCGTAGTATTTGCTGTGCGCGTCGCGGACGATTTCGTCAAGGTTTTTAGGCTCGTCGGTGTTGGTGGCCGCCGCGATGATGGCCGGGCGCAGGCTCTTGGGGGTTCCAGCCAGAGCATCCGCCACGGTGGCGATGGTGCGTTTACCCAATGTGCCGTAGAAGTCCAGAATCAGACAGTTCGGCTTATTGCTGGCGGCAATAGCTTGCCGGCGGGCTTCCTCTGTTTCCACGGCGTCAACCACACCCGGCAATGGCCGCAGCCCACGCCCGATCATCTGTGTGAGCAGAGCAACACTGCGGGTCGGGCGAGCGACAGCGACGCAGCGGATATTCGGCGCGTCAAATCCTTCTGTGGCAACTTGGCAGTTGACGAGGAATTGGAACTCAGAGTTACGGAATTGCTTCATCATGGCATCGCGTTCTTCGAGCGGTGTTTCGCCCGTAACGATTCTGGCCGCCCCAGGTCGCTTGTTGTTGATTGTCTGGGCCAACAACTTGGCATGGTTGACCGATGACGCGAAGACCAAAGTCGGGCGGTCTCCTGCGAGCGCAAGGAGTGGATGCACCACGCCATGCACTGCCTTTTCTCGCTCCATCACATTGGCGAGAATGGTTGGTGCGAAGTCGCCTGCCACCAACGGGACGTTTGTCAGGTCAACCGACTCGACCAGGATGGACTTTGCCAGCACTGGCACGAGCCATCCCTGATTGATTGCCCGCATGGCGGACATTTCGTAAGCCACGGTGTCGAAAATGTTGCCGAGAGCCACCTTGTCGTGGCGGTGTGGAGTAGCGGTGGCGCCAAGCAAGTGTGGGGCGTTGAAGTACTCTGTTATCCGCTGATAGCTTGGCGCCACGGAGTGGTGTGCTTCATCGAAGATGATGAGGTCAAAGTGGCCTTCATCGTAGCGGGCGTGCCTGGCCCCGCGACTCATGGTTTGGACGGTCGTAACGACCACATCATCTAGCGTCCACTCAGGAGCCTTGCGCGGCCCTGAGTCCATGATTGCACGAAGCCCTGTTGCCTGCGCTCGTTCGAGCGTTTGCAACAGGATTTCGCGCCGGTGTGAGACAATGAGCGTCCTCTTTTCCAACCGTGCCATGTTGACGGCGACTTGAAGGAAAACATGCGTTTTGCCGGTGCCGGTTGGCATGACGAGCAACACTCTGTTGCGGTCATTGTCGAACGCTTCAAGGATTGCCGAGACTGCGTCTGCTTGGTAATCACGAAGCGGAAGGTCCGTCAGCAAGGAACTTGCGAAGAATGTCACGTGTCGCCTCCGTAATCCAGCCTGTCACTTCCACACGAGCCTTGAGGTATTGGAGGGTTTTGGTGTCGCCGCTGCTAGAGGCGGCGTCTGCGATGTCGCAAATTCGCACATTGGCAGCACGGCTGATTTGGTCAAGTTCGCTGGCCTTGCGAATCACCTTTTGGGCGTGCTCCATGATGCGGTCCAGCTCTTGGAGACTTTGGGCGTTGTGAATGGCATTGATGGCACGAACGGCAGGAGGATCAGACGGCGATTGTTTGGCCGCAGAACCCTGGCTGTCTCGTTCGGGATCATGGAGGGTCGGCAGAGCCAGCAGCATGGCATATCCGTATTTCTTCGCGCCAGTAATGGCCTTGTAAATCCCTTTGTCGGTGGGGTCGGCACCGTAGCCGCCTGTTTCGATTTCCAACCACTGGTCCGTCGGGGCGTGGATTATACGCATCTTGAGTTTGACCTGTGTTATCATCTGGGTGCCCCTGGGCGTTGGGCCAAGGCAGGAGCAGTCGGCCAACGAGAAGACCACGACGAGCTTGTATTCTGTGAGCAGTGCGTGAAGTGTCTGCCACCAGTCAACCTCTGTGGCGTAGTCGTACTTTTGTTCGGCGTTGAAGCCTGTGCAATTGGGTGGCTCCACATGTCGTTGCACTTCGTGGAGCATGGCAAGCAAAGCGTCAATGTTTTCGGAGTGCTGCATTGCAAGTCCCCCTAAAAGTGTGGAATGGGCTTGTGCCTTTGGTCCAACAAGTATAAAATAGCACCGCCCTAACAGGTGTTGCCAAGTAAGATTGGTGTGGACAAAGAAAGGGAGAACAGGCATGAGCACGGGCGAAGACGACCTGGACCTTGTGGATTTGGTCGCGAGCGATGAGGGCAAAGAAGGGGTGCCTGACGGCACGGGCGAGGGCGATGAACCGGACGCGCAAGATACACCCACTGAACCCCAGGAACCCGAAGAGCCGGAAGGGGAGCCCGGCGGCGAATCCGGGGATACGGACGTGGAAGAGCCCGATGAGGGTGAGCCGTGCGGCGAGGGTGGCGAGCCTTGTGGCGCGCCAGAACGGCCTTTCCTGGAGTACATTGCCCAGAATTACGGCGAAGAAATTGCCAATGCTCTTGGGCAGAAGTATGCCACGGACGAAGAACTGGTAAAGGGACTGCTGGAGGCCCAGAAGCTTGTCGGGCGTAGGGAACACCGCTCGCGCATGTTCGACAAGCTCGTGGAAAGGTTCGGTGAGGAAGCTGTTGCCGAGATGGTGGCGTCTGGCAAGATTCCTGATACCGTCAAACAGGAACCGACAGAGCCGAAGAAATCGGAAGACGACAAAGACGATCTACAGCCACCGGAGTTTGACCCGTCTTGGTACTACAAGGTCAAGCTGAACCCCACCACCGGAAAGTGGGAGGCGCTGCCTGGTGAAGACGACACGATACCGGCGAAGCTTGACCGTTGGATCAAATACAGGGAGGCGCTGATTGATGCGTTCGCAAAAGACCCCAAACGATTCATCACCACACTGGTGGGGGATTGGCGCGAACAGTGGCAAGCCTTCATCGACGACTTCAACAAACGCGCCCAAGAATACGCCGACCAAGCCAAGAACCTCAACTACCTCGCAGCCACCGTCCAAGCGAACAAGGAGGTGCTGTTCGTAGATGGCGACCCCCAGAAGGGGCCAACGGAGTTTGGCGAGAAGTTTGTGGAGCACCTGAACAATCTGGCGGGCAAGGTGACCGACGAAAAGCTCCGCGTAGAACTCGCCTTGAAGCTGGCTCGCGCAGACCTGGCCCCCAAAGGTGGTGCCAAGCGGCCTCTCAAGAAAACTGCTACCCGTGCCACCTCTGCGGGGGGGCAGAGGAAGAAGCCGAGCGTCGATGACCTCGTGGATCAGGGCATGGATTTGGTCGAGGCATTTCGTCGAGCCGGCGAACTGTAGCTTGACACGCTAGGTGGCGCGGTATAATAGAGACAGAATCCTACACGAACCGGACCAAGACAATTTCTGTGAAGTGATAGCGATTGCGGCTTGGCGGCAATCGCGCTCGGGTGCATTGCTTTCCTAAGCGAACACTGGTCCGGTTCGCGTCGGTGGGATAGGGATACCCGGAAGCTGTGGCTGTCGTGGCCTGGCGATAATCCTCGTTCAGATGCACTTCCGGCCCCGTATCCCACGGGCGTTCTCGGCGGTTCGCTTGCCCGATAAGCCTTGCGCTGTTGCTTGTCGGGAATCGCGCTTGGGTACGCTGAGTTCTCTACCTGCGTTAGAACAAGGAGGCTCGTATGCCTGATCCTATTACGCCCAGAATCCGAACCACCACGCTCAACAAATACGTGCGCAAGAAGGTCGAGACGATCTATCCGAAGTTGCCGCTGTTGGGCGTTTTGCGTGGGTTTGGCCGCCTGTCGTTCAACAACAGCGGCCGGAAGATCGTGTGGTATCCTCGCTATCGCCGCCGCGAACTCGAAACAGGGTTGGGTGAGGCCGTGAGTGCCACTTTTGTGGCCACCAACACCCGACTTGAGGCGGAGTCGAGTTGGCGGCATTACCACATGACTGAGCGCATTTCGCGCTTTGAGAAGTTGGTGAACAAAGGCAAGGAGGCGCTCATTCGGATCGTGCAAACGACCGTGAATGAGTTGCTGGAAGACATGGAAGTGGCGTTCAAGATGAAGTTGTACATCAACTCCGGCTCGAATCCGGAGGACATTGACGGGCTCCAGACCGTGCACGACACCAGTGCAACGGCAATCGGCAGTGCCGGCGACACGCCAGCCAAGAACCCGAGCAGCAACAAGTCATACGCCGGAATTGCGATGCAGTTGGGGGCGTTGGGTGGCAGCTGGACCGGCCACTTTCCGATTGGGTATGGCGACTCCGAGTATGCTGCTTGGACATCTCTAATCGTTGACGGGACCGACAGCAACTTCTTTGCCAATGGCACCTGGGCGGGTGACTGGCAGTCGGTTCTCCGGTTCACGCGGACGTATCTTGGTATGCGTACCGGGATCGACCCCAATATCTGCGTGATGAACGCAGAACTGCTTCGTCAGGCGATGGATTCCCTCAAGGATGCGCAGCGACTTGAGGTCAGCAAGACGCCACAACTTCTCGACCTCGGGATTCGAGCTTTGGCGTTTGAGGGGTTGGACCTGGTGGCCGACTACGCCTGTCCGAACGGTCTGGCGTTCATGCTGAATGCTCAGCACATTGAGCTGATGTGTCTGTCACCGCAGCTCTTTTACAGGAGTGAAGACGACGACATCACCACGAGCACGCAGCTCATTCGGCTTGATTTCGACGGCCAGATGGTCTATTACTCTCCGGCTTGCGTCGGAATCATCGACACCGTAACCAACTTCAGCTAACGGAGGTACGCTATGGGATTGGTTCCGAACATCCTTCCCTTTCCTCGGGGCAAGACCCTGGGGGATGGGGTTTGCGATTTGAGCAGCACCTTCGGGCAGGAGTACTGGGGGCAGACCTACGAGGATTTTGACAGGTATGCTTTCTCCAATAGCCCGAAGGCCCACGTGATTCGTTTGAGAGCGGTCCAGTGTAATCAGAGTGGTGGCTTGGACTTTTCCACCGACACTCTCGCCGTGTTGGATAGCGCTGGCGAAAAGATTTCGGACGCCGGCGGTGCCGGTATCGACGGCACGCAGATCGTCAAACCTGTCGATCGTGCCATGAACGGCGCGACAGTCAGCCAGTACGACGTGTGCTACGTCGTGGACAAAGGCGTAGCAATTGCGGCTGTGGCTGGCACAGATGCCGCTGGCAATGACAGCGCTATTGCTGTTGGCGACCCGCTGTGTTGCTTTGGAAACGGCGGTGTGCCAGAGCTGCGAAAGGCAGCGTCAAGCAAGATGGTTGTGGCACTGGCCCTCGAAGCTGTCCAAAGTGGGGCCAATGCCGCAGGCAAGAAGGTGCTCGTGCTCGACGAACCTTACTTGATGCAGTGAGAGCCCTCCTTCTCCTCGTGCGTGGACGTGGAGGTATTATGGCCGGAGGGGGAATCTGCTACAATGGTTGTGGCAGGTTCCCCCTTTTTTGTGGAGTGCGATCATGTGGCAAGAGGCAGTCTTACCCTTTCATCCGCACACGACGTATGCAAGAAAAGAGAGATTGGTATCTTCGGATTTTGGGTCGGGATTTGCGGGGAAACTGTTTGAGTGGCGAGCGCCCGCTGACAGTTTCTATCCACAGCGCAATATGGTGCTTCGTGCCGTCCGAAATGCCGCGGGGTTTGACATTCCCTACCATCAGGCAACGTGGGTAGAGCTTGACAGCAGCGGCAAGAATGTTGTGGGCATCGCGGACAGGTACGCTCAGCGGCCCAGGTTGTTAATTCCCGGCCGAGAACCACACCCATGGAGACAGAACGACATTGCCTTTGTGGTTGAACGGGGGCTGATTCGACTACCCAGGGCGCCCAGCGTAACGGCCGGATCGAAGTTGCGGCTTGCAGGCGCTTACCGGCGGCGAAATCGGGTGATTACAGTCAAGGGTGATAACGTTGATAGCACCCTTACCAAGTTCCCCCTTTTGGTGGCGTTTACGAACGACACGGAGATTGGTGCATACGCCCTGCCGGATGGCTCAGACATTTGCTTTTATGCCATCACGGATACTGATACACCGCTGCCTCACGAAAAAGTCTCATTCAGTATCAGTGATGGCGCCGCCAGCGGTGCCTTTTTCGTTCAAGTACCGAGCATATCCACGAGTGGCACTCTACTTTTGATGAAGTATGGACCACCCGCGTTGCAAGGACTGGAAAATGCGGCCAGCGTGTGGGACTCTGACTATCTGTGGGTGTCCCATATGGCCGATAAGCCTGGCGACAGCTCGAAGGTAGCGGCTACAGTGGGGATGGATGGCGCCAAGTCTGGGAAGCAGAGTCAAGAGATCGATTCATTGGTGGGCAAAGGGCAATTCTTTAACGCATTAGGGGCATTTGATGGCTGCATCGCGTGCGATCCTCTTACCAACGTGACGGCATGGACTGTCGAGTGGTTGTTTGCCACGCCGGGCGTCGGCGACAGCGGCCCGATTGCATTCAGCTTGAATACTGGTGGGACGGCGTACCTCTCGTATGGCGTTGAGACAGTGGATTTGATCTTGGGGCTCTCGCAGCGGTCATGGAACGTAGACGTGCTGAACGAGATTGAGGACACCGATTATCACTATCTGGTCGTTTCGATTCCAGGTGGCAATGATTCGGACATTAACAACAGTAGGCTGGAATTGGACGGTGTAGCAAAAGACGTTTCAGGCACCACGACGGGCGCTCAAGACTCATTGGACCAGCTATACATCGGTGACTCAGGCGAGTCGAACACTGCAATGGGTGAAGTGGGTGAGTTCCGGCTGAGCAAGGTGCAACGCTCAGCGGCATGGACGAAGTTTGCTGCGTACAATTTCTTGTCGTCTGACAATGAGTTGACGTTCGGCGACGGGACTGATACGTCAGTGGGTGGAGTGTCCAAAGTGGCCAGCAGTGGTGACCGTGTGTGCGCAGTAGCAGAGGCTTTGCCCGACGATGACGCAACGGGTATGTACGTGAGGATTGCAGGTGATGACTTTGGGCTTGTCTAGGGCCGTCTTTCGGCCTGATGATATACAAGAGGTCAAGGGGCTTGGTGTCACCGTGGAGTTTACTGGCGTAGTGGTGGCACCGCCGGAGTTTGCGAGGCCGTTTCGGCAGAAGGTGCCAGCGGGGCATGTAGTGTTGCAAGTCGGCCCCACTCAGCCAGAAGTGCTATATGTATATGCCACTGGCGAGCTAGTTGCCCTGATGAGCAGGCTGAAAATTGGTGATGTGGTCACGGGACGCGGGAGGTTACGAACGCTAGAATGGCAGACAAACAACAAGCCAAGAAACGAAAAACGGCTGGTGGTACACGCCGAAAAGCTGGAAAGCAATCAAAGAGTGAACTCTTTGCCGCACTGGCTACGGAAGTGAAGGCCGGTGTTGGCACCATCAGCCTTGGAACGGTATGCAAGGCATTCATTGAGCAATGCGGCGGGCCAGCAGCATTTGCCCGCATGATGCTCGAAGACATGCAAGCGTGCAAGCCCGGATCGAATCCGCGGATTCGCCTGGAGAGCGCGATCCTCACAGCACTTTCTAGGATTGACGAAATCGACGATCTGAGTAGTCTGTCTGACGAGGAACTGCAAATGCTGGCGAAAGAGGCGGGGATTGTGGAGAGCGATGGCGACAGACAAGACGAGACTGGCGATCCTGAAAGAGGTGTTGAAGCGCCGCAGGGACGCCCTGAAGCTGTACCGCCCGTTTCCTTGGGCGGTGGAATTTCACAAGCAGAGGGCGAAGTGGCGTTTGGTGGTGGGACCGAACCGCTCAGGTAAGACGTTAGTTGGGGCGGTCGAGTTCTGCCGGGCCATCCGCGGCATGGACCCCTACGGCAAGTATCCGCGCGAAGGTCGTGCTATCGTGATCGGGCTGGATACCGAACACATTGCCGAGCTATGGCGGAAGCTCAGTGAGCCTGGGGCCTTCTGGTGCGTCTACGACAAGAAGCTGGGTCGAATGAGGGCTGTGCGGTGGGACCCCGTAACTATGACTTTGGACCCAGAAGACGCAGAGCAGAGGGATAAGTGGGTGGCGGCGGAACCATTGCTTCCCAAGCGGGCCATCAAATCTATCAAATACGAGGACCGTCAAAGGGGGGTGCCCAAGGTAGTCGAGACTGACGGCTGGCGGATTTCGTTCCATAGTAGCCTTGGGCGCCCCCCGCAGGGCGGGCACTATAACTTCGGCTGGATTGACGAGGCGATCTACAACGATCAATTCTATTACGAGTTGGTGCGCGGCATTCTGGACTTCGGGCGCCCGCGATACAAGTCTGTGGCTGTATGGACGGCTACCCCCCAAAGCTTCAACATTCAGCTGTGGGAGATGATGCAGCGTGGCCGGTTGGGTGACGAGGCCATTGCCATCACAGAGATGAAGCTAGAGGGGAACCCGTTTGTGACAGACGAAGAAAAGCGCCTCTTTGCTTCAATGCTAACGGAAGAAGAATATCGCGTTCGTATCCTGGGCGAACATTCAATTGAGGGGTGGCGGATATACCCGCGGTTTGACCCTCAGACGGTCCATGGTGTAGAACCATTCGAGATTCCAGAGCACTGGACGGTTTATTGTGCTGTGGACCCCGGCACGCAATATTGCGGCACTCTGCTGGCGGCGGTGGACCCTGACGACAAGCACCTTTGGGTTTATGATGGGTGTGTGTTAAGGCAGAGCGACGCCCGCGAGTGGGCGGCTGCCGTCAAGCGAATGACCAACGGCCGGACCATCGAGGCAATTGTGATTGACTGCGCGGCCGGCAGGCAAACGCCGATGGGCTATGGTCGCACGATTGCCAGCGAGTATTGGCGAGCACTGGAAGAATACAATGTAGAGGTTGCCACACGAGGTCCACTACATGGTTTTTTGCCTGGCACGAACGATGTTGCGGCGAGGCAAAACCTGTTGCGGCAAATGATGTCGATTCGGGAAACGGGGCCGTTCGCTGGCACGCCGAAGCTCAAGATTTTCAAAGGCACGTTGCCTGACCTGGAAAGACAGTTATCAACAGTGCGGACTGACCCAAAGCACCCGAACAAGCGCAAGTCGGAACGGACTGACTTGCTGGATTGCCTGGAATACCTTGCGGCCGTCAACCCACGTTACGTGGACCGCATTAGCGCGAAGAAGGAAAGGGAGAGCTATGCAGTCTGGGAAGACTATCAGCGACGCAGACGTAGTAAACGCCATCATGGACACATTGAAATCCCAGGTCTCACAGTTGGTTGACCTGCGATTGTATCGACCCAAACCACGGTACATTTGTGGGCTGTTGGATATTGGCGACACCGTAGCAGTGGCACGGTATGCGGGTGCGCCGGAATGGATGCTGGGATGGGTGACGAGGGTTGGCACCGATTCGATTGACGCCCTTGTGGCTTTGCCTGGGCCAAGGCTGGCCGAGATGCACGGTCTGTGGCACGAGGATGATCCGCGAATCAAGGAGCACCAGCGCCTTCTGCGGCGGCGAGACATGCAAGAACGCGGCGTGTTTCGGCTAACTCGGTCATGGGAGCGCGGCTATTTCCAGCGGCGTATCTATGTAATGCTGTTGAGGTATCTGGCGGCCAATGATGATCGGGTTGGTGTATTGCTTGACACGGTGTTTCGTCTCTGCGTTGAACTTGGGAAGGACACGCTGGCGGACGTTCTCAGGGAGCGATCCGGTTTGCCGCAAGAAGGGCTAGTGCCTGCCACCGAAGGAGCAAACGATGCCGTGGTACAATCAGATAGTGAAGAAGTGGCTGGAGAGAATTGAGAATGCCAAAAAGGCCCGCGACTATTACTTTGGCGAGGTCGCGCGGACAATCGACATCCTCTACAATCGTTCGTACAAAGATGTGTACCTTGTCAGCGAGAACGACTTGGTGGAGGGCGAGGCGTCCTGGCCCGAAATTGATACGTTCTACAAACCCAAGCTGAACAAGATTCACGAGTTTCTTGCCCTTATGGTGCCGACGGTTCTTACCAAGATTCCGCGGCGCGTGGTCATGCCTCGCTTGCAGCATATTCCTGCCAGATTGGTAGAGGCGGGAGCGTCGGACCCTAGCGGACTTCGGACCGTTCGTGACATAGCGGCGTGGATGCTTGAGGTTTACCTGAATTACACCGTACAGGAGACGGACCTTACGTATGAAGCCCGGATGGCCGTTCAGGAAGCCTTGCTTTATGGGCGCGGGATGTTGTGGTCGGAGGTCATTGACGCCGGCAATCGTACGCTCGTCACCAGCAGCTTTGATTCGTGGCGCAATCTGTTGATTGATCCCGACGCTCAGCTGTTAAGGGATGCAGGGTACATTATCCGCCGCCGCCGGATGCCGAAGTGGCAGGCACAAGCGCGTTTGGGACTACCGGACGCCGTGCTTGAGAGTTTAGCGGATTCCTTGGACCCAGAGGACAGGCGGGCACACGAGACCGAGATCGTCGAATACTACGAGATTTACTCACGCATTGGAATTGGTCATGTGCTGGCGGGGCCGGAAGACGAAGACCTTGGCGAACTGTGGACAGCCCTAGAGTCAATGGGGCAGTTTTGCTGGCTCGCGATAGCCGATGGCGTCGAGTATCCACTGAACTTGCGGCCAGACATGAACTTGAAGACCGAGGGGGAGTTTCGCCAAGCTTTGGAGTGGCCTTTGCCTCTTTACGGCGACGTGACCGATCCGTGGCCTGTGACTTTCCTGGACTTCTACCCTTGTGCGGACAATCCTTGGGCGCGATCGCCGCTGGAACCAGGCATTCCGTTTTTGGCGTTCCTGGACCATCTCTATGGGTATATCATGTCGAGGGTGCGGTGGGACGCCAAGGTAATCGTGGCTGCGCCGCGAGGATTGCAGATTGATCTTGACACGATGCAGGAGAGTATCCGGGATGTAGAGGTTGTGTATGTTGACGAGGATCAGATCGTGGACATGGCAAAGGCCATTGTTCCGATTGAGATTCCGCCGATGAAGCCAGAAATCCTGACCGTCCTGCAAATCATCAATCGGGCTTTTGAACAGGCGGTCATGCTGGACCCGATGATGTACGGACTGCCCGGTGAGACTGAGCCACGCAGTGCTTTCGAGTCCAGGAGACGGGAGGCACACCTTTCTACCCGCCCAAAGGATATGGCGGACACAGTGGAGAAATGGATGTCGAGGGTATCTCGCAAGGAAGGCATTCTGACGCGATTGTATGTTGGCGCGGATACCATCGCGCCTTTGGTTGGCGAACCTTTGCCCGTCGGCGAAGTTGGCGAGATTCCTGCTGGCCCGTTGACTAGGATTTGGATCGAGCAGATCAACACAGACGACCCTTTGCTGGCGGTGTCGGAGTACGAATACAGCGTAGCAACGGGCAGCGGCAGGCGGCATGACCCGGCCTATATGTCGCAGGTTGCCCAGGCTGTTGCCCAGATGTACGGAACCCTAGCCTTGCAGGAGGCGTACCAGACTGGCAACGTCCGGCCCTTTAACAAAATCGTGGAAATGCTCGGACGAATCCTGGATGTCGATCTTAGTGAGTTCATGCTGACGCCTGACGAAGTACAGGCCAGACTGGCTCAGCAGCAAGCCCAATCTGCTGCTCGGCAACAAACGCAGCAGAGAGGCGCACGTACTCGTACGGAGAGCATGTGACGATGAGAGATCGAGCGTTTATTGCAAGACGACGGCGCGATCTTCGTTCCAAGAAGTTTTTGGTGAACATCGCCCCAACGGACAAACAGCTGTTTCAGGGCGGCACATACATTCCCGGTTTGGCAAGGTTTCCCGGCGACAAGCGCGCTGTGGTGAGTAGCCGCAGCGAGATTCGCCGGATACTCGAAGAAGATCAAGCAGAAGCGAGGGGAATCGTGGACTTCACGCCACCGCAATTCGCCGACCGAGAACCGTCGAGGAAGTATCAAGTGGCTGATGACATTGTGGATCGTCACTTGGAACGACTGGAACATGAAGTTGGCCCGATGTCCGATGACGAAAGGGCCGAAGCCCGCGAGAAAATCCGCCAGCAGCTGAGCGGTGACGATGTGCCAGAAACCAGTGGAGACGAGATATGGAACGAAGACTGACAACGTGGCACGACGCGCTGCTTGAGGCATCACTGGCTGCGCAAAGGCTAGGCTTGTCTTTGCACAACGAACAGCTTAGGCAAGCCACGATGAACGCATTGAACTTTGTGTTCAGCCTTACCTGGCGTTCCCTCAAGATGCGAGAAAAGATTGTGACACCGGACGCTGTTACGAAAACCGGCGTCACATATACGGCAGCCGACAGATTGGCCACGCTAGGAACTGGCACGTGGCCCACGTGGGCGGCTGGACAGGTGGCTGTGGCTGGCACAAACGATGCGCGCATCACATGGAATACCGGTGACACGATAAAGCTGGAGTCCGACCTATTCGGTTCGGATCAGTCTAACGCCCAAGTGACGGTAGCGAAAGGATGGTACGCTACCGCGCACCCCATCAGCAATGTGCATTCTGTCACCTGGAACGGCAACGTGCTTGTTGGTGTGCATGACGCAAAGACAATCGAGCAGACTTTGCAATACACGCCCATCGGCACACCGCTTTACTTTATGGTGGGGTCACATCGCGCCTTTCCCGAATGGCGACGGTTGGGGGTGTATCCTTATCCACAGACTAGTGGCACGCTGGAGGTAATCTACACCCGCAGCTATCGCCCCCCCGTAAGAACGGGATTTGAATCAGATTTGGCTGACAAATATGTGAAATATGACAGCCAGTCGAAGGTTCAGCTGTGGGATGGTTCGCAGGCGGTGGACTGGCCGTCCGATGCCGTGGGGTGCGTGTTGCGTATCGGGACAGCCACACAGGCTCCTGGCGGCTTGTATGCCGTAGAGCAGCCGTATCATGAGTGCATGATTGAGGCCATTGACAGTGGCGACTCTACCGTGGCGATTGTCACGCCATCACCACCGTCTTGGGCGGACGCCCGGAAGTTGCTGTTGTCGAGCTGGATGGACCTGGACTTTTTGTGGCCTGTCTACGCCGCCGCGGTTGCTCAGAACGTGGGAATGTCGGTCGCTGTGAAAGACACTATCCGCCGGCAGCTTGATGTGCGGCTCAGAACAGCGCTGGCTGAGGCCCGGCGGCAGGACCGACTGTTGGCGGAAGGTCAGAAGTTGCAGGTATTGCCTGGGGGGCAATCTACTGTGGTTCTCTATTCGGAGAGTCAATGATGGCGTATAGCACCGTCAGCGATGTGCGCAAGATTGTCGGCGACAACGCCGACAAGTGGGCGGATGTGGGCGGCGGGCTGACTGTCGAGCAACGTATTGAATACGCTATCACGATAGCTGATGCACAGATCGACGCAGCCATGCGGAACACATGGTACAAGGTTCCGCTGCAAGATGAAAGCAGTTCGACGCCGACGCTCATTACCGAGGTTTCGGCCACGCTAGCGGCTGTATGGTTGTACGAGGCAAGGGGCAGTAGCGACATTGATCCCAAGACAGGCGAGCCCGTACATCGAATGCTGTTCAAAAAGAAGTGGGCATGGGAGGTTATTCAGGGGATTCGCAACGGCACTCTTGACGTGGGATTGGTGAAGAAATGACCAATGCCATCAAAGGAGTATGGAATCTGATTTGGGCCGAACTGGAAGATTCCAGTGCGTTCAGCGCACTTGTCAGTACACGCGGCCGACTGAAACATTGGCTGGACCCGACGGCGTCCAAGGCATACGCCGAAGAACTGCGTACTGAGGCAATCGCACCCGCGGTTGCTGTTCTGGTGAACGAAGTGACCTTTGAGCCGTACGGGACGGTAGCCGATTCTGATATGCGTGTCAAGTATTCCGTGGTGGTGTTCGGCGGGCACGACAAGCAGTTGAGTGCCTTAGACGTGTTGTGGGCCATCTTGGCCGTCGGCAGTACCCTTGGTGAAAAGCTGCGGAATTACACCTGGAACGGCAATCCTGTTGTGTCTGGCAGTGAAGTGATTGGCGGCCAACTGCGGCGTGATGGTTTACCGGCTGGATGGGCGGTGGCCCTCGACATAGGCGTGAGGTTTCGTTTTCGGAGGGACGCCTTGTACAGCGAGGCCAGCATCTAGGCACAACAATGGCGGGACTGTATGGCGATTTTCGAGACGCAATCGTTTCCCTGGACGGCGGCACGACAAAATACCGGCTGTCGAATGCCGTATCGGTTGGGATCATGCGCGTATGGCAACTTACGCCATCCGCGTCGTTTTCGGCCATCGGTAAGGGGGCGGCTATTGTTATGGGGTGTGCAAAGTCATACATCACCGTGCTTTTGCAAGGTGTGGGCTTATTGCCTCTGAGTTGCGCTCCGGGGCAGGCTGTGGCCTTGTGGCTTTGCGAAGACAAGCATACGAGTGATGCCAGTCCGTGGTGGTTTGGCACTGGAGTGCTGTCTGAGTGGGAACAGGGGTACGACTGGGAGAACCAAGCCGCGGTGTGGCGGTGGGTGTGCAGTGTGCCTTCGTTGGCAAGAACAAATGAGCCGACCGGGATCAACGAGGTTGACACACCAAGGTTGGAATCAGTGGAAGGGGCGGCCTGCCAGGTGAACGGTGCCCAGTTGGGCAGCGTGGTGAAGGTAAACATTCAGATGGGCAGGCGCCCGATGTGGATCGTTGCCAGAGATGAGGTTACGTGGGTGTGCTCGCCCCTGGGTGGCGCAGCCAACGTGGTGCTGGAAGCTGATAGCATCAACGACGCAGATTCCCTGCTCGGCAGGTGCAAGATCGGGCTGACGCGTGGTGCCACCAAGTTGGTTGAGGTGGCGAACTGGGTGCCACAGACGATGAGTTACACTGCCACTCGTGGCCGCAGGTGCCGATATGCTGCCAGGTTGATATTCGATGAGACGGATTCTGCTGGCAATTACACCGGACAAGTAACGGTCAACGGGGTACGGGTCTATGGCTGACGATCTTGCCGCCCTTGCTGCCGAGCTGGATTTATTGAGACGCCGGGTCGATGAGTTAGAGCGACGGTTGGCGGCAGCAAAGAGTGTTGTGGTGTCTAACCGCATGGACGGCAGGTTGGAGGTTCGTGGGACAGACCCAGATGTGCTCGAATTGGCCGAGGAAGTCAACGCAGGGAACGTGAAATGGCGATAACGGACCACGAAGTAGCCGGGTCTCCAAGATTCGTTTACCTAGCGAACCAAGGCATCAGCACGCCTTGGCATCCGTCCAAGAGCGCGGTACGCACATTTGAAGTCCCCCAGGATGAGCTATTCAGTACCGGCTACACGCCGAGCAGCGAACTGAACACTCTGGTTAATACAGAGTGGGAGGGGATGTTGCCGGTGCGAGTGTCCTTGAACCCAATTGGCACACATTGCCCAGACGGGACCTATCGCCGCTGGCTGCTGGAAATCACGTACGAGGAGTTTGTGTGGTCACAGGCATTGGGCGCGTATTATCAGGAGTTGCTTGTTCCCAGGCCTTCTGTGGCACCAGTTCCGGGCGGGGGGCTGTTCATGCGGACGGCGGCCGAGGAGATGGACGGTGCCTTATTCCGAACGAAGATAGACAAGATGGTGGGGTTGGGGACCGATACCATCCCCAAACTGGTCGTAAGCAACGCCAGCTATACCGTCAGAATCGCCAAGCTGACGACGATTGGCGGCGCGATCTTTTCTCTGACTGGAGCGTGCAACGCCACGCCTGTTACCATTTTGGGTGGTTTGGTGGTAGCCCAAAGGAGGTTGCTATATTTGGGGCCGAGGGTTGAGCGGCGGTGGCAACTTGGCACGGTGTCGCGGTACGAAGTGTCCCTGTCATTCCTGCTAAGCAGCCAACCGTTCGGTACGGTCTGGAATCCGTTTTTGGGGCAATATGACGACTTGTACGCTGGCGACAGTGCACACGCGTGGTCAAGGTTTCGCAAGGTGAGCTTGGTGCCGACGGCCGATTTGAGGATTCTCTTGCCTGCGGGATAGCCATGCAAGGGATCAACGAGACAATTCGGGAAACTCTGCTTGCCCATGAGGCAGCACTGGCCGATCATCGGTCGCGGGAAGTCACCTCTGCGTACCTTGAGGTTCCAACTTCACCGGCGCTTTCTAGTGCTATTGGCCGGACGGTCAACACGTTCAACTATCCCACGCTAGAACAGGCGATGGACACCACAAGGGATACGGGTCTTGTGTATCCCGTCGAGATGGTGAGCTACTTGGACCCCGGGATCATCAGTGGGGGGGTAACTGTCTGGGCACCTGAATTGCCGAACAGGACTGATATTGATGGGGCTTTTGCGGCCAAAGTGGCCCCCGACGCAGCCATCCCGAAAGGCAGATTCCCGGCACGATGGGTTCCGCCTGGAACCATCGTGCAACTGGCAAATCTCGGTGGCAGATGGCTGTTGGTTGGCCCGATCTACGAAGTTTGCGCCTCACTCATCTACGGACACGTCGAGGAACATGACGGTGAAAGGCTTCTGATTGACCCGGTTATCTTGGCGCCACCTACTGCCACGTGGGTGTATCGCATGATGCTTGCTGAACCCACCGAAGGGTGGTACGCCTTGAGGCCCTACGATGATGTGCTGCAACGCACTGGGCAGTATTCAACTGCTGTACCCGTCGACGACGCCCCAGTATTCGGCGGAACGGGGCACATTTACAGGTGGAACAGTGCCACGGCGAGTTGGAAGCTTGTCGAACCTTTCATGCTGGATTACGTGAGGCTTACCTCTCCAGTGCTATTTGGCAGTGGTGGTGGGGTTGTCAGCGGTTTGACTAGTGGCACGAATGCACGGGTCATGTTCAGTTATTGGCAGGGGCGTGGCGACGCCGTGGAATGGCAGCCAGCAATTGCCGAGAATGTGGACACCGGGACTGTGGTAGTCCGAAAGGGGGGCAGCTATCTGGTGGCTTGGGAGGCGAGATTTGGCTTGGGGCAAATGGCCAACGACGGATATATTACAGAGGAGAAGAAAGATTCCGGGGGTGACGATTACGAAGACAAGTGGCTTCGGGATTGGGTGCATCCCGTGGAGGCTACGGTGCTTCATGGGGGCGTGGAGCTTGAGGGGTTGCAGTTTATGGCCTGCGTGCCGAGAAGTCAGGTCATCCAGCACGGGCACCCCATTGTTTCGGGGTCGGCAGCAGCGGTGGTGGAACTGGTAGCCGACACTGGCGTACAATTCGTTGCTGATGGGAACGTGTACTGTGATTCCCAGAACTTTGCTACGCTTCTGGGGGGATCGGCAACTTTCGTGTACCTTGGTTTGTAAGGAGAAGCACAATGACCGACAATCTGAACTTGACGCCTGAGCAAGCGGCCAAACTCGCCAAGGCCGTAGTGGCACTGGTCGAGGCTGTTGCTGAGTTGACCGGCAACAAGATCGACGACGCCGTGGCGAAGGCTCTTGCTGCCCTCGTGGAAAGTGAAGCTTTCCGTCGTATCCTGGAACTTCTGCTGAGTGGTGAAGGAGGCGAATGATGCGACCCAAACCTTTTAGAATCGCGCTCGCACTTTGGGTGCTGGCGACCTGCGGGCTATTTGTCGGCTGTCCGCCGCCGGAACCCGAACCGACGCCCGCCGAGATTCCTCTGCCAGACAGCGCGCTCATCATCTACGAATCGAGCAGCGTCAGCTACGAGCATGTACTGGTGCTCTATTCAGACGAGGCACGCGGTGTCCTTGGCGGCAACTTGTACGTGTTTGACAAGGACATCGTGGACGCAACAGACGAGCAGCCAGAGTGGCTTGCTCGGCTGGTTGATATTGCGGTAGCTGAGGGTATGCCGCACGCGTTTGTGGTGAAGGCCAAACGACTGAAAGGGCACTTTGTGGTACCGCCGGACGCCGTGAAGTTTGCCACGAAAGTGAGGGAGGTTTACGATGAATAGCCTGGACTCAAGGTCAAGGAGGCTCATTGAGCTGCGCGAGCAGTATTTAGCTCGGCCGTTCGATGAGCGGCATCTTGACGATTCTCTTGAAGACGAGCTGGACTTCTTGGGGCGGGACATGCTCGACAATCCGCCTGTTGGCAAGAGCAAGGGGCTGTTGCCGGGTGATCCTGCGGAACTGCGCACCAATCTCAAGCTGTGCCGGCTAAAAGAAGTAGTCCCAGTGATTCCCGTTGACCAATGGGGCCGGTATCTCGAAAGCAACAAGGTTGACGTAGAGAAGTTTGTGTGGTTCACCTTGGACCAAGACGGCGTCGGCTCTTGTGCGGCCGAATCTCTGACGGGAACATGCCTGACGGTTCGGCGGTTTCAGGGTCAACCGGATGTAATGCTGAACCCGTGGGGGCTCTATCATTACTCTGGTGGTGGCGTGGATCATGGCAGTACCCTGCAATCCAATTTGCGGTACGCCAGAGCAATCGGCATTACACCAGAAAGCATGTGGCCCAGGGAAAGAGGCTATCGCCAAGAGCCGTCGGCTGAGGCGATACGCGAGGCCGCCAAGTATCGCCTGCAAGAGTTCTACGAAGTGCGAGACTGGGCGGAGTTTGGATCGGCTTTGCTGTATGGGTGGCCCGTCTATTTCGGCTACGACTCACACGCCGTATTTGCGACCCAGTTGCTCAGCCAAACCACGCTGGAGTTCAAGAATTCGTGGGGCAAAGAATGGGGCCGTGACGGATTCGGAGTGCTTCATAGCTCACGGATTCAGTTTGCTTACGGTGCTTATGCTATCCGTGTGTGGACGCTAGCGCTGGAGTAACGCATGAATGGTACGGTCACAATGGCATTGTCAATAGGCGTAGGAGCGGCAACCGGGATGTTGGTGCTAGCCCAAGGGACAGGTATTCCGTTGTACGACACCATCTTGCAGGCTAGCGGAATGGCTCTACTTGGATTGGTGTGCTTGGTGCTTTTAATCAAGGTGTTGCCCGCCCAGAACAGGGCGATTTCTGAGCTTGGTGAATCTGTGAAGCTGGCCCTGGACGCGATGCGGGCACAGATGGGCAGGTGGGAGGAATCGCGTCACGCCGACAGCAAAGAGTTAGTGGAGACTCTTACCAGGCTGGCCGAAATTACCCAACACTGCCGAGACCATACGCAAAAGCTGACCGAAGCAATCGCGGCAATCGAAAGAGAGAGGCCCTGAGCCATGACGGTATTGACCGATTGGCGGTATGCTGACGAGTTCGCGGGCTCTGACATGGGCGCCAAGATCAACGCCGCCATTGCGGACTTGCCGAGCAGTGGCGGTGTCGTATGGTTGCCTGCCGGTGATTATAGCATCAGCACGCCAATTGAGTACGGCACCAGGGATAATGTTCTCGTGGCTGCCTCCGGGTTTTCGGCTCGTGCTATGTTGGGTTCAGATGGGTCGGCAGCACCGACGATCCTTCGCTCGACAATCACGACGGCACCAGTGGTAACGATAGGTTCTTCTGGAGGCACTGCCACTATTGGTTGTGGGTTGTGGGGGGTGGTCATCGACCAGATATCGACCACGGCATATCCGGCGGTGAAAATCGCCAAGTCGGTACGTGGCAGCATACGAGATGTGGCAGTCCAAGGACGCGATGCTAGCGGATACCCGGCTTACTTGGGGACCGGCATTCAGGTTGGGGACATCTCAAACGCTTGTGATGAGTGGACGTTGGAACGATGCGAAGTAGTGGCGGCTGGCGACGGCATCAAAGTCGTGAACTCTAGGCGTTGCGAGGTAGCTTACTGCCGCACTGCCAGGTGTCATAGTGGTATTGCTGTTGGCGATTATTGTGACGACGTGGTAGTATTGGGGGGTACGTGCCATGACAACAGGGACGCCGGGCTAGATGTAGATGGTTCTGACAACGTAACCGTCGTTGGTTTGCGAATCGAAGGGCGGCACGAATCCGTTGGCGATGGCTACGGAATTCGTGTTGGCCAGTCTGCCCAGTGTCGCAACATCACTTTGATGGGGTGCTGCTGGGCGTCGGACCCCGCAGTTCTGAATGTGGCGGCTATCAGGGCGGACAATCTGGACGGCATGATGGTAGTCGGCGGCGAAGCGGATAGCAATTGGCCTACGTTTCTAAGTTTGGCCGGAAGCGGCGTGGGTGGCGTCAAGGCAATGGGGGTATTGCATGACGGCACGACTTTTTGTGACAACGAGGGCGGCGTAGAAATGATTGCCGGATGTGGCAGCAATCATTGGTTGCTGGCACCCCCTACTGCGTCAACGTACATCCGGTTCAAGAATTTGCCGACATCGGCACCGGCCGTATCTGGTGCGATATGGAATGACGGTGGAACCTTGAAGGTGGTGTGATGAAACGAGTGCCCAGGCGATTGCGGCGTACGCCACGGCAGTGGCGCGAGTTTTTCTTGTGGGTCATGTTGTGGATTCTCTGGAAAATCGGTGTTTGGAGGCCAACCGATGCCTAAAGGGACGCGAGTTCATCGCTGTGTTATGCATCTTGTTAGTCGTGGCATGGGGAAGGTGAGTGCCATTCGCATATGCCAGAAGCAGACCAAACAGGTGTATAAGACGGGGGAACCCATCAAGCAGAAAGGACGGTGACATGTTGGCGATTTGGCTGGCTGTCGGCCGGCGGCTGCCGTGCCCGTCGAAGTTGTCTGATGCCGTGGCGAAGGCAGTGGTTGGTTCTCTGCGCGATGCTTATATGGACTGGCATCCGGTGTATGGTGGGTTGAAGCACCGAGACAAAGAGTTCCGAGTTGTCATGGTCGGCAAGCAAGTGCGGCTAATGTACCGCGGAACCGAAGTGTGGCTTAGCCGCCGGTGGCACCGCCGGTTGAAGAAAGAAGCAAGGCGGTGCTTGTTGCGTCAAATCCTGCGCGCAGGCTGAGGGTTCAGTATGCGGAGACAATTGGTGCCACACAATACGTTTGAGGTCGAACCACCGCCAGAGTTTAGCCTTGGCGTCATGCGCCATATGGTTCCGGTCGTGGTTGACAAGTTCATAGCGTGGTGGGGTGGTTGTCCGTACACGCATGTAGTGCTGAGGGTCAACTACGGTGGGCGACCCTATGTCTATCACAGCCACCCGAAGATCGGCAAGCCGTTTCTCAAGAGTGGCCCGCAACGACATTCATGGAGAGAATACTGCTCTGTTGTGGTGCCGCACTGGGAATCGTTACCGTGGGCCAAGTACTGGGGCGGGATTGATCACAAATGGATTGTGCCGCCGTGTGAAATACCGGGCGAAATTAAGGGCATGGCCAGAGGACTGGCAGATTGGTTGGTTGATTACAGCGGTTTGAGATACGGCCTGTTCCTCAATTACCTGTTCCGCCTGACGGGATGGATGCACTGCTCTGAGTTCGTGGACGCCGTCGCCACGGTAATAGGGCTCGGGGTGAGGGCAGGCGGCCGCACGACGCCTTGCCATCTTCTGAACAAGTGGATGCAGGAGGCTTGAGTCATGGCCAGGAATGCGCTCTTGAGAGCGATGCCCAATCCGGTTAGCGAATGGCGATTCGCAACCGACTTTCCGGGCAACGACTTGGGCGCACAGATCAACGCCGCGATCGCCGATCTGCCAGTTACTGGTGGAGTCGTGTATGTGCCGTCTGGATCATCTCCGATTTACACGCCTATTGATTACGGCACGAGGTCGCGCGTAACTCTCCGCGGACTGCCATCGTTGTCGCACGTGGATGCGGCCCCCATAGAGCCAACAGCAGTGTTTTTGGAGAGCTATGTTGACAGTGCTCCTGTGGTAACGATTGGCGATCCTAATGGTAATGTGTCACGTGGATGCGGAATTGATGGCATCAGGATTGAACAGAAGGTGGCGACATCTCACCCCGTAATCTTGGTCAACAATTCAACGTGGGGTGTGTTGCGTCACACAATGGTAAGTGCGTATAACGGCGGCGGATATGGAGGTTACGCGGCCGAGGGGATACGTTTTGGCGACGGGGCCAAGCCAAGCCACGGGTGGCACCTGGAACATGTCGTGTGCCAGTTTTGCCAAGACGGCCTGGTTTTGAACAAGGCACACGGCACTGCAATTTACGGAGGAATCCTGTACCGTTGCGAAAGAGGTATGGTGGTTGGTCCGTCGGCGCCAAGTACAGGTGTTCGGCTACTGGGAGGCGACATTGAGGCCAACTTGGTTGCCGTTGAATTGGCTCAGGCGTACAACTTCAGTTGCCATGGCACTTACATGGAGACGATCTACGCAAACGATCCTGGGCCGACTTATCTGTTCAAGATTGGCACGCAGGGCGATGTGGTGGGTGTTACACTTGCCGGCGTGTATTTCCAGAATGGCGGCGGCAGCGTGGCCGGTGGGCACTACGGTATCCTGCTGAGGAAATGCTACGGATTGTGCGTTGTTGGTGGATATGCAACGAGCGGATTGAACCGTCTGTTTGTACATGACGCAGGCTCCTCGGTTCAAGGTGTTGCGGTGTACGGAAGCCGGGTGGCATGTGACTTAACCGACAACTACGACGGCTTCGTCGCTGTCATTGGCCACGACTCAAACCAAAGGGTAATTTTGCCAAACCTTCCAGCCAGTGATCCTGGATCAGTGGGCGCACTATGGAGGGATTCCAATGGTTTCGTGAAAGCGTCGGGATGAAGCGATGGCTGACTATTATCTGACACCTGACGGCAATGACGCGAACGATGGTTTGAGCTGGGGGGGTGCCTGGCCGCTGTCCGAGACCCGGCTGCAAGATGCGGTCAACGCAGTCCAAAACGACGCTGACTCTTACGTGAACATCGCTGTGGACCCCGATTCTGCACCTGGCATCACACTTTCGGCTCCTATTCAGTTGCCCTATGGCAGCGACGTTCGCCGAACGCTTAGAGGCTATCGCTGGGACAGCAGCTTGGGGCAAGGCGTCGAAGACGGGACCCGTGCGCGACTCGACGCCGATAACACAGCGAAGACTTGTTTGTACTATCAGGGATGGCATTGGCACTTTCGCAACCTGGAGTTTCGCAACGCGACCGATTGTGGTGTGCTTCCTGGAACAGGTGCCCACGGCTATGCCAACCACTGGTTCAACTGCCGATTCTGTTACAATGGCGCGGAGGGCTACTACAATCGGGACACTTCAACAGGATACAAGGGCTACTACAATGCGCTTGCTTACTGTCGCGGCGATCACAACGGCGCAAGCGGTTTGCGTTCCTATGGGCAAGCCACGGCTATGTGCAGCGTCGCGGATCACAACGCAGCCAACGGTTTCGCTTGGTTCGCTGGCGTGGCTTGCTGCCTAGCTTACGCCAACCAGTACGGATTCTATGGTACTGGCGCGGGGGACTTTGCCGTACGTGCTTTTTGTGTCGCAGACGGAAATGTGTACGGCTTCATCGGATTCAACATGCTGCTTCTTGGTTGTCGTGCAACGAACAATGACCAGCATGGGTTCGTGAGTTCTGGCACTGGAACATACGTGAGTACAGCCATTGGGTGCTATGCTGCGAACAATGGGGGCGATGACTATTCTGGGGACTTTATCCGCAGCGTGAACGGCATGGATACTAGTGGTTCAGGTGGTGGCGACGGATACCGAGACAGAGACAACGGACTGTTTGAGACATTGGTACGAGCGGCGGGGTATGGTGGCCAGTTTGTCATGCCTGATGGAGCAACAATCGTTCGCCTACTGCCTGGGTTGCCGAATCTGCCCACAACAGGGCGGTTGTTTCAAGGGGTGTTTGCCTGATGTATAAGCGATCCTCTTTTACACAATCGGCCGCGAATCTTACCAGCGAGTACAGCTTCGGTGTTACGCCGAGCGGCCTTGGCGATTACGCGCCAAACGGCACACACGCCCTATTGCACCACCAGTTGGTGTTAAGCGGCCTTGATTCCGGCGGCGGCACAATTACGGCGAGGTGGAAAGTGACGCGGAACTCGGTTGCTTACTACGGGCCGTCGGAAAGCGTGACCTATCAGCCTGGCGACACCACTTTGGTGGTTGACTTGCGGGACGTGCTATACATTTCGGGGGACAGTTTGGAGCTGCTGTTGACCAGCGACAACGCCAATGACACGGCGGTGGACATAGCCGTGGAACAGATCAACGTTCAGCAAGTCAATGTCGGAGCAATTTCCGAGAGCGAGGCCGCAGCCGATAACGTAGAGGCGAACATTCCTAAGCTGAATGCCTACGTGAGCGGTTGCGCGCAGGCGGCCCATTACACTGAAGCAAGGGCCGCATTGCTGGACAACTTGAGCAACCTTGACGCGGCCATCAGTGCCATCCTGTCGGACACGATGACTAAGCCGCAGGGACGGGCCACTACTTACAAAGAGGCCATTGCCCAACTTTACCAGCGATTCTTTGGGCCTGCCAAGAAAGGCGACTTGCTGATCGTGTATGATGACGACGAGGAAACCGTCCTTACCAGTCAGGATGTTTATGTCACGAGCGACGGAACCGAAGTGCTGGGGAAAGCGACATGATGCTGGGACAAGTGGCGACCGAGACATGCCTGTGGCTGCCTTTCACGACTGGCGCCGACGCCCCGCCGACGGGGGAGAGAGTGGACCTGGTGGCACGCTCCACCGGCACCAACTCTGTGATACAATGTGAGGCCGAGGAGTCGGTTGAGTTTGACACCGAACCCGCGGAGTTTGAGGCATGAGCCTGGACGTAACAAAGTACCAAGACACCCTGCCTCTGCTTTACGAAGGCGAAAAACGCCTGATCGCCGTAACATTCGAGAATCGGCTTGAGGAAGGCGTAACACTTGACGATGCCACTGTGCAGGCCGGCGTCGAGTCGCTGGGGAACGACAACTTTACCGTGGGTGACGTCCAGACCAACAGCAGCACCATGACGATCGCGGGCGTTGAAACAGGGCCGGGGCGGGCGATCCTGTTTACTTTGACTCTCACGAGCATCGACACTGGCGAGGGGAATACCCGAAAGGTAGCCGTGAAGGGAAATGACACGGGGAGTCCAGTGCAAACGCACATCGCGGAGTTTACAATAGAAGTAGCGAAACCTTCTGTCTCACAGTGGACGTAGGGCGTCATTCTCGAACCGGACCAGGCACGGCGCTTTCTGAGGCGCTGGAACGTTTTGGCGTCCGAACGGCGCCAACATGCAAATGCAAGAGGCGTGCTCGGCGAATGGATCGCTGGGGGGTTGCTGGGTGCCGGAAGCACAAGCGTGTGATAGTTGACTGGCTTGCCTGGTCTGCCGCTGAACGGTGGGGTGGTCCGCCGCAGCTTTGGCGACTGGCTGCGTGGCCGGTGGTGATGGTGTTACTCTATTGTCGAGGTGAATAAAGATGCCCGGATATCTTCCAGCAGGTGAGTCAGTGCCATTGGGCGAAATGCCGTCGGCACTGCTTAGCAAAAGATTGCAGGCGGTCAAAGAAATTGACCCTACTGTTGCATTGACGGACCCCGGCCTTCTTGATAAGGAGACGCTAACATTTCACGACATTCCTACGGTGAGCGGCACGAGACAGGTGGAGGTTCCAGTATCAGCCGTAGAAGAATTTGGCGTTCGTGGTGCTCTTGCTAGACGGGGAGTTTCTAAAGAAGCATACGAGAAATGGCTGCAAAAGCATCAGGGGCCAGCGCAGAAGCAAGAACCCTCGGCAGGCCCCCAGATCGCTCCGCCTAAACAGCGCCCCCAGGATTACCTGGATTTCGTAAGAAATCTGTTTGGGCTACCAAAGTGGTATGCTGAACCCGCCGAGAAGCTCACGCCATCGGGGCTTGTCGGCGTTCAGGAGATGGCTGACCTGTACAGGTCGCGCATACCGCGCCATCTCGAACCAGCAGAGATGGCGTCTTTCGCGGAAGGACAGGCGGGCGCTCTTGCGGGCGAGTTGGCTGGCGAGGCTGCCGCAACACGTGGCGCAATGAGTGGTGCAATCGAAAGGGCCGGGGCGGCCCAACAGAGGGCAATGGGGCCGATGGTGCCGGCGAGAATAACAGAGGCGCCATCCGGGACTGGTGGTGGCGCGCTCACGCCAGATGAGCGTCGGATGGCTGTTTTCCTCAAAGCCAACAACATTTCCCCGGCCTTGGCGCCAATCTATATGCGTGTCGCAACTGGACAGGCCACGCCTGGCGATATTGCCATGCTGGCGGGGCCGGAGTCGGCTATGGCGCAGGCCAATTACCTGCAAGCTCTAGGACAGATTGCGCAGGAAGGACAGCGAACGATTGGGCAGGTTGCCAGCACGTATCCAGAGGTACAACGGGCTACAGCGCCAGCAATGGCAACGACGCGGCAAGCGGCAATGACGGCGGCACTGCCTGCGATGCTGCAACCCGGCGAAATCGAACGTGCCGGCTTGATGGCATATCCGGGCGTGCTGCAAGCGCTCATGGGGCTGCCTACCGCGCTGGGGCAGTATGTCACGGCGGCCATGCTGCCAGCTCTTGCGTACATGTCGCAAAAAGGCGGTTTTGCTGGCCAACAGATGAACATTCGCGCCTTGGAAAAGATGGCAGAGGCACAATCGCGCAAGCAGTGATGAGAGATGGCGGGCTATCTGTCGCAACGCCTGTGGTTGGAAGTGTTGGGTGGTGAGGGTGGCGAACCGCCGTCTTCTGCCGCCGAACTGTTAAGGGCAATGTCCGTGGCAGTTCGCGGCGCAAGGATTGAGGGCGCCCAGCCGTCGATTAGTGAGATTGCCCGTGAGTCGAGCAAACAGGCTCGCCAGCTGACGGAACAACAGAGGCGAAAGGAAGAGATTGATGCGTGGCGACTGCGTGTCCAGGAAGACGTTAACGACTTGCTGTATGGCCAAGAGGTTGAAGTATCCGCCAGCGCGGGCCGCACGCTGACGCGGCGCCCGGTGTCGTTGAGTCGAGAACTCAGCCAAAGGATTACTAGTCTCGCCAAGAAGCTTCAGTCGGGGCAGATTGAACATGGTGGCGATGAATACAGGGACGAGATCAACGAGATCACGCGATTGGTGCGCGAGGGTGTTGACAGAGGCACCATAAAGTTTCGGCGGTCGAGCAAACGGATTGGCGCTGGCGTAGAGGCTGGACAAGAGCAATCGGGTTTTGAGCGGCTGCTGGCTGGCGGGGCTGGTGCCATCCGGGACATAGAGCTTGAACGAGCTGGTGAAGAAGGTGCCGGGGAAGGACTAGGCGGCGGGAAAGAGCCCGTAAAAGTCGGCAAGCCATTTCGTGCGTCCCAGGTCGCTGTCACCAGAGAAATCAAGAGGCCGCTGCGAGGCGAGACTGCTCGCACCGCGGAACGTGAGCTGAGCCAGATTATCTCCAGTGCCAGGTACGGTCATCCACGGACACTCAGGGAGGTTGCGGGATTCCTGCAAACAATCAGCGGCAGCTACTGGAAGGAGCGCAGAGGCGAAACAGCGCGACAACGGCTGCCTGCTATGAAGGCGATCCAGAGGATATTGGCGAAGGAACTAGATCGCACACCATTCGACGCAGTTGGTGCTCTGCGCAGAACGCAGGACAAGCTATTGCGGATGGCACCACATGCTCGAAAAAGACCCTCGCATGGCGGGCAAGGTGTACGTCACTGCTCAGGACAAACGGGCGTTCTTGAGGGCCGTAGAAGCCTTCGAGAAAAAGACGGGGTACCTGGAACAATACCTTGCGAGCGGCGGGATCGAGGGATTTGGACCGTATATGATACCATCGAAGCCGGGTTATGTGGCCGAACCGACCGCCGTGGCACGGCGACGAATGGAGCAGATTTACTTGAAGGGGTTGATGCCAGATGAGGTCGAGGAGAAGGTTGTACGGCAGCTTGCTCGTATTCTGCCGAAGGGTGAGGGCCAGCAGCCGGATTTAATACAGGCGGCGCATGTACTTGCGAGGCTAAAGACCTACCTGTTGCAAGTGGATAGTGCCAGGAAGGAAGTAGAGGCGATCTGGAGCAAAGACTATGAAACGGCGATCAAAGCTAGCGCGGCCCTTGGCCGATTGTCACGTGAGGCCGCCACGGCGCTTCTGGCGGACTACAGCACTGGTAGGTTGGAACCGTTGGCGTGGATTGCGATGCTGCGGCACGGTGCCGAGATAGGACGTTCTCCTGGGGCACAAGAGAAGGTAACGGAACTTGTGGGCAGGGCCACGCGTGACATAGCCAAGACAGACATTCCGGCCAGCACCATATTCCAACGAGCAACCACGATGTTGCCGAAGCAGTTGGAAATTGCGTACAAGACAAAACGGTGGCCTGCGTGGTACGTGGCCGAGGAAGCAATTACGCAACAAGAAGCGAAAGCCGCCAGCACACTGGCGGCGACACAAGCGTTAACCCAACCGGCAATTTTCGAGAAGGCCGTGACGGCTCGGTCGCCCTTGATGTTGCCGGTTGCGGTGAGACTAATGAGAGCGGCAGCTACCCGTTTTCGTGGGAGGTAAACAATGGCCGATGAGGTGAAACTGGACGTTTATAAGGTCGGCAAGGAAATGTACGTCGTCACCCCAGACGAGCAAGTATATGCCATCACCGGGACCGCCGATAATCCGCAGGTAAAAAAGCTCAACATCTCGGCGGATGCGGTCAGGTCGGCGAATTACCCGAAGGCGGAGCTTCTTGTGCCACGGACGGCGTTGGACACAAAAACGGTACTGGAAGTGATCGTGCGAGAGCTGAAGCGGAGGTACAAAAGGCAACCAAAGACCAAATTTGCGAGAACCGAATCAGCTGCCAGGCCCACCGTTGGACCGGATGCGGCTTTTAGTGGGCGGGTACCGCCAGCACCACCGCCGCCGGGCAAAAAAACGCCGCGGGAGAAAAAAGCGGCCCTCGCCGGGCGGGTGCCGCCAGCACCACCGCCACCAGGCAAAAAAACGCCGCGGGCGAAAAAGGCGATCTCCGGTGGACGGGTGCCGCCACAACTGCCGCCGCCAAGCGACGAGTCGAAGGGTGGTGGCATGGAACGCCCACCAGCAGTAAGGGGCGAGCGCGGGATTGGCGTAAGGCCGGAATCCCCGCAGGGCGGCGGAGGTTCTTGGATTCCGTCCGTACGAGTCCAGGCGAGGCCCAGGTTCGTACCGAACGGCGGAGGCTGGCCGGAAGCTGATTGAAGAAGAACTCGCAATCGAACCTGGCGACGAGAATATCTTCGTGCGGGCGTACCGGGACAAGAAGAGCTCGGTTGTAACGAACATCGCGAGCGGCGAGGGGTGGCACATGGAGATGGACGAAGACGACTGGAAAACCTTTGATCGCTTCCTTGGGAAAAGGGACACGGTAAGGCTGAGCGATCTTGGACGGCGGAGACGCACTCGCCCTATCTATGATGCTATCAAGAAGGAGATGGCCCAGGCCAGGTCTGCGGCACAGCGACGTTCAGCGGGTGCTGATTTGCTGCCGTGGATCATTGGTGGCACTCTTGGTGCGGTTGCGCAAGGACTGGCCGAATCTGCCACCAGAGGGCGCATAGCAGAAGAAGAAGCAAAGCTAGAAAGGTTCGACAGGCTTTTGCAGATACAACGCCAGCTAATGGGGTTAGACTAAAGAAAGGAGGTGTAGTATGAGCACTGCGGCGTATCTTGCCTTGTCGCTGCTGCTGCCAACGCTGTTGCAGGGCGGTATGGCATGGTGGCAGGGCCGCCAGGCGGCCCAGCAAGCAGCGGCCCAGGCGGAAAAGCAACGCCGTTTGGCGTTGTACCGTACGCTTATAGACATGGCCAACCGCCCCCGGGGTTCGTCTATTGCCATGCTGATGCGTGCGGCTCCGTCCGTTTGGGGCGGAATTTCGCCGCTTGCAGCGCAATTCCTGCTCCGCAACCCGTCCAGAACGGCTGGCATGTTGGGCGCACTGCCCCCCAGCATGACGTACAACCGAGCGATTGGGAGGTAAACTATGGCGATTCGGCTCACACCTATTTCTTCACCAGTCGTGCCCCCACCGGGCGCGGCAGGCACGGCACGAGTTCTTTCACGAGAGCTCGGGCAACGAATGTCTGAGTTTGCCAAGAAACGCCCTTGGGTGAGTGCCCTTGGCGGCGCTGGACTTGGCGCTCTAGGCATGTACGGCGCCATGAACTTGCTGACGCCTCGTCAACCGCGGCAACATCAACTGGATCAAGCAGTGGCAGAGGCGACGCAGACAGCGGTAAACCGCATGGACCCGCGCCCGGTTTATCTACTGCTGACCCAATTTGCAAATGAGCTGACTGACCAGCAAAGGGCTGAACTCGAGCGGGCGTTGGATTACATCGAAGACTGGTATGCACCGCAGGTTCCGGTAGTATCGCCGCCGGGTTACGAGACAATGCAATGACACTACCTTTTGACTTGCAAGACTTGCTGGGCAATGACCAGGTGCTTGCGCTCTTGCCGCGTGAGCAGAAAGAGCAAATCTTTCGCGCCATTGCGCCGCGAGTCCCCGACATGGCGCCATACGCTGACTTCACGCCATACCTGGCGAGCAACAAAGCCCCCACCATTTACGAACAGGCCATGCAACTGGGGGGCTATGAGCCGCTGGTTCAGCCTCACGCGGAACTGACTGAGCTGTTGCGGAAGCAAAACTCGCCGTTGGCGGGTGCCGCCAGGGAAGACGAACACCTGTCAAGAGCTTTGGCGGCGGTCGGCCGTTCTGCGGTGAGCGCGTTGTATGTGATCGGCAACGTGATCGACAAACCGTTTGCGGCCTTCCGTGGAATCTTGGCCCGCGAGCCAGAGCACTTGATGGTGTTGCTGCCGTTCTCGGAGAGCTATTTGAAGGGATTCTGGGAGGCAACTTTCCCGTGGAAGGTGCCCGAGCGTCACATCACGGGCCGTGAAGTGTTGGAAAAGTGGGGCGCACCAAAAAACAAGCCCGGATTCCACGTGCTGGCGGACCCCTACGATGCGATATACGACATCTTGGGGCTGGGCGTCGAGATATTCGCCGTTCCGCCGGGGTTGCCGGTGATTGCTGGGCCGTCTAACCGGGCACTGAGAATCTTGCAAGGCGCGGAAAAGTTGGGGGGGATCAGCGGACGGACGGCCCGTGCCGCAGGTGCGCTGACAGTAGCACTGGCAGACGCTAGGGCGTTCGAGTCTGTTGGCAAGGAGATGCTTGGCAAGATTGCGGCCGAGCAGTGGGATGATGCAGCGAGGCTGGGCCGGGAAGCACTCAAGAAGGTCGGGATCGCCGATGTGACCGGCATGAGCGACTTTGGCGGCAGCGACGTAGCTGAGCTGGCGGCCCACGTGAACAGGTACTTGAGAACGCTCGAAAAGCCCCACGTCAATGGTGACTTGAGCCAGGTGGCGACTCAGGTCGCTCAATCAGAGTTTGCGTCCAAACCGCACCAGTTTCTGCTGGAATCAATCGGTGGCGGGGTGCGGACGCAGGTTGAATCGCTGTTGCGAAACATTGGGCGTCAACCAGGACTTGCTACAAGAGAGGCGGCGGAACTGGCACCTGTTTCCCCGATGGGCAAAGTTGAAGAGTGGACTGGTGAAAGAGGCCGTGCCCTGTTGGCTTTCAGGACTGCGTGGCCCTGGACGACCATTGTGCCGCAACACGAGGCGTTGGTTGAGTTGGGAACTGGTGAGCGAGCACAACAGTTGGCCGAATGGCTGGTAAATAACCGTGTCACGTCCGGGCTGTTGAGCTTCTTCCACTGGACCACTGGCTCGGCGGCCAACCCAATGGAGTCGGCTGCCCGGCAGTACGCTGCCGACGCAATGATGCGGCTCAACTATTTGCTGCTGGACACTCAATACGTCGCGTCGGAATTGCTCGGTAGTCTAAGGGGCACCTACGAAGGGCTCCGAGCACGTGCCCAGGCAGCCAACCATCCTGAGCTGGTCAAGACATACGACGAGCTAGTACGCACGGTTGGCGAAACGTACAAGCGAGGAAGTGAAGACACCATGAAGTTTGCCCGCAAGATGGGCGAATTTCTCATGGGGGTGCCGGAAACGACGGAACATGCTGGCGACGTGGCTGACTTGTTGTGGAGGGTAGAGAATTACCTGAACAACACCTTGCGTGAGCCCACGGCCGCCCTGCGCCAAGCTATGAGCAATTCAGGCATCAAGGTGCCTGAGCTTTTGGATGCGTTCCTGAGCCGATACATGCCACGATTCAAGGTGCTTGAGGAACGCTACGCGCCAACCCTCTGGCCGGTGATGCGCGGCCAGAAAATCCGGTTGCCGACCGTGGCGGTGAATCAGATTGCTCGTGACCCCGTGCTTACTCGCCCGGCTGTAAAAGACGCCTACCCAGAGATCACGCGAGCCGGCTGGCTCTTTGAGGCGAACGGCGAGAGAACGTGGTGGACGCCAGGCACCGCCGTAACCTTGGATGTGGGCGAAAAAGGCATCTCTGGTTACGTGATGGGGATGGATGATGAGGGCACATACTACCTTGGCCGGACAGTTGGCGAGAACACGGAACTTATCCGGCTGCCCGCCGTCAACCCAACAGAGGTCCGGTTTCCTGCGTCACCGTTAGAGGAGGCAGGGCCGATTCCCCGATTGCCAGAACGGCTCCAGAAGGACGCCGTTGACAAGTATTTCTTGTATCGCGTTGGCGAAGAAGCCTACGACAATCTGGCCATTGACATTCGCCGTCGCCGTCTGACGCAGGAAGGCAAGAGATCACTCTACGCGTTCGACAGATATCTGGTTGAATGGCTCAGATCGCCCGCGCCAGCATGGCAACGGAATGTGTGGTTGTTGTCGGCGCCGCTGCCTGACTGGTACATCAAGAGGTTTTTGACCAAACGATTGGCTGGACGTGACGAGTTGGTGCGGCATCTTGCGGCGTTCAACCATGAACAAGAGAGAAAGAACTTCTGGCGTCTTTTGCAAAGCAGAAGTGCCGAAGTGCCCGCGGAAGGCAAGGCGTGGGGTATCACGCCAGAAGACTGGGCGTCATTTCGCAGGCTGACACCAAATCGGTTGTATGGCGTCTCGTCACTTGCTGAATACCTCAGCCGCGGCGGCGCGGTTGGCGTCGCCATTGACTACTTGAAGGAACACCACTCACCCGGCGTGCTCTTTCGTCCCGAGGTGATGGAATCGTACCGAGAAATGTTCCACTTGGGCGCGGCGAAGTTGGGGCTGGTTTTCGGCGTTAGGCGTGCTTTGGCCAAGACCATTTTGCCATTCAATCCGCAGGAAGCCAGCGAGGTTGACGTGGAACGTTTCTTCTCGGCACACCCTGCGGCCAGTGGGCGGATAAAGCGTCGGGTGCGCAAGGCTGTGGGTTTGAAACGCCGCATCATGCAAACGTGGGGGATCGGGCGTGACGAGTGGGTACGGCTCGATGAAGGGATGCGTCGGCTACGGTTCGGCGGTTCCTCAATGGGAGGCAGCTTTCTGAGGGAGCTAACGACCGACTGGTGGCGTACCGTAGAACCCGTCACTTCGGTGCCAAGGGGGCTGGAGAAGCGCCTGTACGTACCGAAGGAGATGATTACGCGGATGCAAAAGGTATTGGACTTCTCCGAGGACCGTTCGGTACAGTACGGGTTGGAGAAGGCGATAGGGAAGGTGATGGAAGTCACAAGGTTCATGTGGACGCAGCCGTTTCCTTCCTTCCATGTGAGGAACACCACGTCAGCTACGGTTATGGCCCTGATGGCCGATGCACCGTACACCCCCAGAGAGTTCTTCAAGGCGCTGGGCGAGTTCACAAGCCATTTGAGCAAAGGCACGAGGCCACCCTATGCCAACGAGATGGAGTTTTACCGTGCGATCCAGGGGGCCAGCCGTGCCACACAAGCGGCTTCACAGTATTACACGATCCCGCAGAGATTGCTTCCGAGGGGATTGCTTACTCGCGCGCGACAGGACGTACAGAAAAGCGTGGTCAGCAAGGTGCCGGCGCTGAGTGGTGCGGCCACTATCGCTAAGGCGTGGGCAGCCGCAGGCGAACATGCGTACCGAGTTGTCGAATCGACCATGCGGGGGGCAATGTATATTGCTGCACGTCGCAAAGGATTTACGCCCGCCCAGGCAGTCGAATTGGTTTGGCAGGTGCAATACAACTACGGTCGCCTAAGTCCACTGGAACGCCGGTACGGCAACATCTTCATGTTCTACTCGTGGCTGAGGCAGAACCTGGGGTATATGCTGCCCAGGTTGCTGCTGGACTGGCGTAGTGGCCCAGCTCAGGTTACACGGGCGATGCACAGACTACAGGCTCAACAGCCAGAACTGCCCGAGTGGATGAGGGAAATGTTTGCTGTGCCAGTGCCAGAGGGAATTGCCGAGCACTTGGGGGGCGAACCAGGGCGGCAAATGGTGATCCGGCAGTGGGGGCTGCCGATGGAAGACGTGGGCATGTTCTTCTTGCCCACGCCAGCGGGTGGCGTTCCGATGGCAGCAATGCGGACCAGCCTGAAAATGATCTCACGTATGCACCCCCTCATTCCAGGCACCACGAGGTTGTTGTTTGGGATCGAACCGTACACTGGCAGGCCGCTTGAGTACACCAGCGGTCTTTACGGGCAGCCCACGGTGGACGCCATGATTTCGATGACACCGCTCGCCCGGCTGGCCAGCACTTTGCGAACCATGCTGGAAATCGCCGGCATTGATCCTGGACAGGGGATTTCGCGGATGGTCCAGGATATAGGTGACTTGAAACTTCGCGTAGGGCCGGTCGTGGACCTGGTGACAGGTATCAAGACGGGGTACTATGATCTGGAGATGCAAAAGCTGTACGACGCACGAGACGCCTTACAACGCATCCTGGAAAACGCGAGAGCGGCCCGCAGCGGCATGTACTATTACGTGCCAGAGACGTGGAAGGCCACGGCGGCAGGGCAGGCCGCCCAACAGGATATCCGGGCATTGGACGCCCTGATGGACGCAATCCAGAAGGAGAGAGTGCGGCGTGGGTACGCCCAGCCTCGCGGCAAGAGCAAAATGGTGGACCAGCTGATAGAGGCGCAGCTTCGAGAGATGTTCAACACGCCGCCGGAACGGCTCAGCCCGACACAGCAAATTTCTCGTATGATTCAAGAACTGCAATCGGGGGCCTATTAGTTTGGGAGGATGCACGATGGCAAAGAAGAATAACAGCCAGTGGATTCAGGGTGCAATCAAGCGTCCTGGGGCGCTTACCAAAAAGGCAAAGGCTGCTGGCAAGTCGATTGCCGAGTATTGCAGCCAGGACAACCTGGACGCTCGCACTCAACGGCAATGCAATCTGTGGCGCACACTACGGAAGCTTGCCAAAAGGCGAAAGTGAACTGGCACAAACGCTGGCTGCCTCGGCTCGTTTAATTGGTAGGTGCAACCGTGGCCACCACTGCCTTGAGCACGGCGGCGGTTTCGTCTATTGACGCCATTGCCTTGATTATGGCGTTTGTGCCGTGTTTCTTTGCCAAGCACGCCGGGCATATCCTGATTCGCATGAATACAGGACTGGGCGTCCCCGTGATCTTGCCTATCGCAATCACCATTCCGTCGGTGGGATCGCCACAAAACTCGCACTCTGGCACCAGCGGTGGGAAATTGATGCCCTTCACGTCATTCGCGGTGGCCGGCGAGAGCGTGGCAAGGTAGCCGGGCACGGGGTAAGACGGCACTTTTTCGTTTTCTTGCGGGAGTTTCATTACTTTCTCTCCAAGGGAATCTTGAATTGCAATTTTATCCTCTTGCAAACGAGCGTGCCGGGCCACGGTTCAACAGTCACCACGCGGCGACGATCACCGTACCAAAATGTCTCAAAGAAACGTGGGTCGCACGGCCAAGCCTCCTTGCTCGGAATACCAACTGCGTCGGACACGCCAGCCCACAATTCCAGGTCAGGCGCCTGTAGTGGCCCAAGCAAGTACACGCTTGCAAGCGTAAACCGCCCGAACGCGTAAAGATGGCTATTCGGTTTTTGGGGGGTCACAAACGTGTCTCGCACGTAAACTACTCGCCATTCTGGATCGCCTACGCATGGCGACACAAGACGCCCGTCTGGGAGCTTTTTGACAATCTTGAAAACGGGATGCAGCGTACTCATTTTTCCTCTTGCTCATTGACGCGGATTACCGTCCCAAGACCGAGCACACCAACTTTCTTGCGTAGGGTGATGCTTTTGCAGAGGACCGTCCCATCTGGCGCGTGAGCGACGTAGCGACTCGGGACTTTGGACATGTTCTGCCAGAACAGATCAAACATGAACCCTACCGTGGCACACCACGGCATCTCTACAGACTGGTCAATGTCGGCTTCCGCTTCCCACATTTCGTGGGTTCTGCCACACCATGCCCGCATGAAGCGGGCGGCCGAGTCGTAGTCACGGAATGCGTAAAGCATCGAATCGGGTTGGCGAGCTACGATGAGCGCCCCCACTGGGTAACGCACCTTCCACCGCTCATCAACCGTGGCAGCAGACCACAACTGCCCGTTCTCATCTCGTGAAACTACCTTGTAAACAGTGGCCATTGGCTTCACCTTTGCGGTTAACGGGATGGCTCCATTTCCTGGAGAGTGATCAGACCATCGGAAGATTCCACGGTTTCTGCTAGGCGCTCTTTTATCGTGATGGTAGAGCACAGCACCGTGCCTCGCGGTGCGGGCTCGCCTATCTTTTCGTCATAGTGCTCCCAGAACACGCGATAAAGGTAATCCCACCCCTGAAAAAACCCGGCACGCGCTTTCTGCTCTACCACGTCGGCTTCCGCCAACCATATCTCAAGCCCAACGCCTCCCATGAACAGGGCGAACGAGACGGCGTCCTTGCCGAGCCGGAAAATGGGGCGAGTATTCAACCCTCCATTCTGGTTCGTGCGTAGCGACCGAAAAACGTCGCCCACCGTCTGCGCGCCTAACGACTTTGTAAACAGTCTTTTGCATAGCAATCCCCCTCGTCACTAGAGCAAGCGATACCACCGTGTGCTGGTGCGGACAAGTTTTTCGCATTCTGCTTCTTCGCCCGGCGTAGACGGAATGTAACATCGTCCGGGACCGCCGGCATAACTGGTTTCAAGATAAAGACGGCGATGCTGGGTGATAGCCCTTTCTGCTGCTCGCCGCACATCAGAGGCACTGACGCCTTTTGGCTTGAGCGCCATTGCGTGCTCGACAATGTTTTTGATTGAAAGTGCGCTCATTTCGGGTTCCTTCCGTGTTCGTCGACGAAGACTATAGGTTCGTCGTCTGTGCCATCAAAGCACTGAAATCTGGCGACACGCCTCACGAGCGTGATCTCGGAACAAAGGATACACCCAGGTGGTACGAGCCCAAGAACGAGGCGAGGAATGTCTTTGCGCCTCGTGAAGAGATTCCAGAATCGCGTGAACAAAGCCGTGCAGTTCGCCGCTTTTGGCTTGCGCCTTGATGGTATCGCTTGGCACACCCAGACTTCGTGGCCGGGCAAGCAGTTACTTCCCATGAACCGCACGGCAGATTTTAGGTCTTTGAAAGCGTACAGGAGCGACCCCGGATGTTTCGGTTTGGTGGGTTTGCCGGGCACATAGTCCACAATGAACCTTTGATCGTAAATGAGGGCAGACTGCAATTTGTCGCCTGACCTCCTTACGACTTTGTAGACTTCGATAGTGCGCACCTGTGTGTCCTTCTCGTGCTAGAGTATTAGAACGGTATTTCACCAACCGCGACGCCTTCCGGCACCCGTCCGTAAGGTGTGCCGTCAGGGTGGACACGGAAAATGTTCGGCATGTTGTCTTTCAGGCCATAGACTGCCCGCCGTCGCCTTAGCGTGATGCTGCTACACACGATTGTGCCGTGAGGCGGACGGCAGCCGCCACCCGACTCACACACATGCGTGTATTGTCGCCACAACCAGGTCATAGCATCTGGATGCGGCGTAATCACGAGAACGCGAGGCACGGGTGCTATTACGCCGTCGCACTCCCATAATTCGTAGTCGCAAGTTCCGCACTCTTGCATAAACATCAGTGCCGAATGGTAGTCCTTGAATGCGTAGAGGTAGGACCACTGAATTGTCGGTACTGTTGGTCGGTTGACGTGATACTTAACAATCCACTTCGGTGATCGTGCGAAGAGCGACCAACGCTTCCCGTCCAACCTTGTAAACCTTGCGGGATTTCATCGTGACTGCTCCGTTAGCATGGCTTAACGCCCTCGGGAGATTGGCCGTATGGCGTTCCGTTGGGCTGGACTCGAAAAACGTCTATCCTGCCATCCTTGAATCCATAGATTGCTCGCCGTTGCCGCAGCGTGATGCTGCTACACATGATCGTGCCGTGCGGCGGCCGGCAGCCGCCACCCAGTTCACATGTTTTCGTGTATCGCTGCCACAGCCACATCATGGTTTCTGCGTACGGCGAAACCACCACAACGCGAGGCACGGGCACCACAATCCCGTCACACTCCCACAGTTCGTGCCGACAGCTGCCGTAGTCCCTCATAAACAGCAGCGCCGAATGATAGTCTTTGAACGCGTACAGACAGGACTGCTGAACTGTCGGCACTGTTGGTCTGTTGACGTGATATTCAAGCATCCATCCCGGCGCCCGCACGGCCGCCGACCATCGTTTGCCGTCGAAGCAATACACCACTTTGTAAACCTTGCGTGGTTTCATCACGACTCCTCCTGGCTGCTTGTTGATGGGATTTCTGCCAACTGGTCGGTCTCCGTGACCTCCACGACATTATCCTCCACGCTGAACGCCAGCCATGTGTCAGCAGGAATGTCTTCGCCGACGTGAAACGTCGAATAGATGCCATCCGTGGGCGTGAAATAGACCAGGCTTTCCTTGCCGGCCTTCACAATGCTAGGATTCTGCAAGTATACGGTGCTTTTAGGCCCGACAAGCAATCGGATTTGCCGCATACAAATCACTGTGTTGCGTGAGCCGTAAACAGCAACAACTCCCTCCACGGAAGATTCCGGTATCAATGCAATACTGTTTCTTTCGCCTCTGATGAATCCTTTGCGGCCGACATTCACAACGTTGTCATTGCCCACAACGACTGTCTCATTGCCAGTGACGACACCGCATGAGCCGTGCAAGACGGCTATCCCCACAGTGGTGCCAACGTAGCAGCCTTCGCCGCACGCACTTGCGACAGACAATGTGCCGTCGGCAATAGCGCAACCGTCATTGCCGTGGTAGTGGGCACGGGATTGCACGCCAACGGCGATGGCCGCCTCCCTGTCGGCTGTGCAGACAGCAACCGCACCGATACCGTGAGCCACGGCTGTGTCATATGTGGCGATTGCCACAGTATCTTCACCGTACGCGACAGCTGGACAAATCTCAGACGAGAAAGCCACTTGGCCCGTGCTGTTGGCCAGAATCGGGCGAGCGACGCTTCCAGCGGCCACAACGTTGTGGCCCGGACGGGCCAACATGCGCTCAATGAAGTCTTGCATAACGCTCTTGCCGCAGACAGGCTCAGCGGTAACTACCAGCTCAGCCTTAGCGGGAAGATTAGGCGTCACTCGGCACATAACAATAGGCCAGCATGTTTCACTCCTTTCTTCTAGGGCCAGCAACAATCAGCAGGAGGCAAGGTTGGTGTGGTGGAATAGTGTGGGCCAGTTGTGTTCTACGGCCAGTTGAGTGGATGGCCGCCGGCAGCTATCGGGTGCTTCGGTCCGCCCGGCGCCCCACGCGAGATTGTGCGTGGAATCCCACACCATAGTTGCTTGCTGCTGAGGGGTAGGGGATAGTCTGGCCTAGTGCCACCCCCCACTTCGGCCAGACAGCTTTATTTATAGGGGATGGACGTTGTTAGCTACAGGAAATCGGGCGTGCCACTGTTGGCGGTGGAGACGCCCGATCCCGGCGCGCTTGCTGACGCGTCGATTTATGACGACGCGCCAGTGGTCATGTACGATCCAATCACCGGCGCCAGGCCGGTGACGGACGAGGGGGCGTCGATTGTCGCTGAGTTCGATGCACTCGGCGGTGACCTGACGGCTCTTCCGGCGTTGGCGGCCAGGATGCCGCGCCGGACGATCATTGTGATTCCGCACGCGCGGGCTCTACTTGAAGAGCTTGGGGCGGCGGGTTGTACAGCATTCTGGGCCGCGCGCGACACTCTAAAGCGCGCGGGTGTAATGATTATCTTTGCGACGCCCTACTGGGCGCCGCTCCCATGCCTGGAAAGCACGGATGTCGTCACGGCGCCTTTGCCGTTACCAACGCGGCAACAGCTCCGGCAGATGATCAGGGAACTGGACGAATCCTTGCGGCGCGCCTACGAAGAGGCGCGCAAAAACGGCGCGGAGGTGCAGCGGCAGTCTCCGTCTGACGACCAGATCGCGCAGGCGGTAGAGCTGCTGCGCGGCCTGCCTGCGTTTGCCGCGGAGCAACACGCGGCAATTGCTCTGAGGCAGGCCACGAACGGGATTGACCCCGGATGGTGAAGGATACCGCGGGTCTTTCCATCTACGAGCCCCGCGAGACACTCTCTGACGTGGTGGGGCTTGCCAACGTCAAAGAGTATCTGGAACGAAAACTGACCGGCCGCGGGGGTTACAAGGCCGTCGTGTTCATCGACGAAATCGAAAAAGCCATGGCTGGCGCCACGTCCGGGACTTCCGACACGTCTGGCACCTCTCAGCGGGTGCTTGGCAGGTTGCTTAGCTATATGCAGGATACCGAAAGTTCCGGGGTGCTTTTTCTTGGGCACCCCGGAACGGGCAAGTCGCTAGTGTGCAAGGCGGCTGGCGCGAGTGCCGGCGTCTTGACGATTCAGTTTGACCTAGCGGCGCTCTATGGATCGTTGGTCGGTCAAACCGAGGGGCGGGTGGCGCAGGCGTTGGCAGTCATTTCCGAACTGTCCGACGGCAAGCCAGTACGGCTTGGGCGAACAGCCCAAGCCAAAGCACGCGTCGTGGACGGCCGCCGAGATCAAGGCGTGCTGTCAAACGGCGTGGGAGCTGGAACTCTCGCTGGAAGCAGCCGCCAAATTCGTTACGCCGGTGGCTGTGGCCGATCCGGAGGGAATTGAGCGTAGGCGCACGGAGGCTGACGGGCGTTACCTGTCGGCGTCCGTGCCTGGTTTGTATCGCAAGCCCCGGCCGAACACGGGGCGTGCCCTCGATGTGTAGGAGGACGTATGATGTACCGACCGATGAATGTTCTTCATCTGCGGTTCCGTGTGCCTGCTGAATGGCGGACCGCCCGCAAGGCGGCAGAGGAGGCCGCCGATGCTAACGCTGCGGATCGCACCAGCCTGCACGCATCGAAAGAGGTGATGCGGGCTAGTGCGGTGGCGTATGCTAGGGGGGCCGCCAGACGTGCCCGCAAGAGAATCGGGCAGCTGGCTGTGTACAACTTGGGGCCGGCTGTCCACGTGTTTCCGCAGGACGCCAGGGAGATTGTGGATACTGAGTTGGAGCAGGCGCGCATGGACTTTCAGCGTGCCCGCTCAATGTTGTTGGCAGAGTGGGATGATATCCGCCAGGACGCCCAACGCAGATTGGGCGACTTGTTTGACTGGTCGGACTACGCCGACCCCGAAGAGTACGCCAACAAGTTTGAAGTGTTGGCGTCGATCTACCAGTTCGCGCCGGCACCCGATCCTGAATCGCGCCGGCAATTCGACAGCGTGGTTGAGGAAATCCGCGAGGGGCTGCGTGCCGGTTTCGCTCAGGCCGTCGCGGAGCTGAAGACGCGCCTGGACAAGGTGAAGCGTGGCGAAACGGAGCGGATCACTAGTGGCACATTCAATGTGCTACGCGAATGGCTCCGGCTCTTCGATGTCCGCAACGTAACGGACGACGAAGAGTTGGCGGACTTGGTGCGCCGCGCCCGAAATCTCATCTCTGGTGTGGCACCCGAAACGCTGCGCACGAGCCCAGCGCAGCTCTCAAGCTTGAGTGACGAACTCGGCCGCGTGCTCGGCAACGCCGTGGAAATCCTGCCTGCCGAGCGGCGGACTTTCGAGGTCTGACGGTTAGTATCCCGCCCGCGCCGGGAATCACGGGGTGCCGAGTCGCGCGGGGGCTCGGCCAAACAAGGAGAATGGCAATGGCCGTGGAGTGGCGCTGCATCGGCTGCCCCCGCATGAAACTCAAAGAGCGCGCTGCGCGAGTTCTTGATTACACCCACGGCTGCGCGGATCGGGGGCCGCGCACGTTTCAAGCGCGGTTGTTGTTGTCTTCGTGGTTGGACGGTGCGGCCATCCCGCGCCGCAGGGTGAAACGTGCTCTGCTCTGGCTGGAGTACGTGGCGAGAATCGTGGCACTGCAAAAGAGAAAGGGGTGAAGCATGCCGTGTTGGGAAATCAACACAGTGCGGGTTGAGTGGCGGCAGAAAAACGCCAGAGAAATCGTGGCGGCCGCCAAGGATGTGGGGCTGGACACCCGCGTGGTCGCGGGTGTCATTCAGTTTATCGACGGTGGGCGTGTCATCGCCACCATTCGCGGTGACAACGCGGAAGTTGAGCGGGACTGCGTCGAACGCGTCCGCCAGGTTCAGCAACGGTATTCGGAACGCTTGGTTGAGCGAACTGCCCGTGCCCGCGGGTGGAGGGTTCGCCGCCAAGGTAGAAAGCTCCTCGTCACAAGGAGGTAACGCAATGGCCAACGACACGTTTGAGATTGTCATTCTTGAAGACGGCACGCTCCGGTGCCCGGCAGAAACGGGCGAACCCCGAACGGGCACGAACCCAGCGACATCTCCACCAGCACGGAGGGTGACGCATGAAAAGAACTTTTGACATATACTGGATTGAACGTGGGCCACTGGCGTGGTGGAACGGGGGGATCGGATACGTCGCGGTGCCCTCTGGTCACGGCCCGCCCCTGCCCGAGTCACGCCTGATCGTCCGCGACCAGTATCTAGGCCCGAAGTGCCAAACCACACGCAGGGCACCTGGATATGAGATACGCAAAGCATGGGCACACGGCGACGCCCTCATAGTAGCTGTGGACCCAGGTGACCTCAGATAACACGTTCTCCCCTCGTGCCCGTGGGGGTGGTCGGCTTCATGTCGGCTACCCCCTATCTTTTGCGCCACATTCACGCTTCCCCCACCTGCCACGCCCCAGAAAACGCCCCGATTCGAGATACGCTACGCCCCTACCCCTCAAATCACACCAACTACGCCCCGCGCCCAGTATCTCTCGATACCCCCATACCCCCACTCACCCATAACTCACCACGCCACCCCGTTGTAACTAACCACGCCCAAACCACCCAAACGGCCCTAACAACGCCCAAATACCACACCCCCTACGCGGTGACGCAGGGGATCTGCCCAAAAAATACGCAATTTTCCCACCCTTTTGGGGCATTTTGCGTAAAAATTACGCAATCCGAGGGCACCCCGTGAGTGGCCCAGGGTTGGACACGTTTTGGCGGATTGGTATCCGAAATCCCGGTAAAACACCCCACCAACGGGTACGCAAATGTCCAACCTTTCCGATAGGGGGCGTGGTCGTGGCCGCGGCTAAGTGCTTTGCCTGCAAGGGTTTAGGTGCAACGGTGGGGTGGTTGCCAGTTGTGGCCACACAGATGTGTGGCGAACATGGGCGTGCTCAATTTTTAGGCATGGGCGTCTGTGGTGGCATGTTGTTTGGGATTCCCGCACCAATCCTGTTTGCGTGGGCATAGTGAGTTGGCTGCTGGTCGGCAGCCCGCGGTGGGTTGCAACGCATGTAGGGGATTCGGTCATGTACATTCCCAAGGGCTCGAGTGTTCAGTGGGGTGCTGCCGCAATGCAAGTGCGTGCATCTGGGCAGCCGATTGTGACCGCGACACGGGATGGGCTTGTGATCGTGCCCAAACCGCCTGAGGTCTCGGACCGGATTTACAACGAGACGTTGAATTTGGCGGCCGTGGTGTTGGGTGGCCAAGTGGTTCGTGTCCGGGGGCGGAGCTACATGGAGCTGGACGGGCAGCTCATCCCCGCGACGCCGGGTGACCACGAGTGCAGCTGGCCGACGCGTGATCTGGCCGCAGGGCACAAATCCGGGCGTGCTTCGGCACGCTCGGATGTTTTTTTGCGCCGATGGGCTGGCCAGGCATGTGGTCTGGCAGGCCAGTTGTGCACCGCCGATGTGCGGTGCCCGCTGCCGTCGGCGGGTGCGTGGCTGCTCGGTTTGGTGGCAGCGTGATGTTTCCCGCACTGATCTTGCCTGCGTCAACATGTTGTCTCGGCTGCTGTTCAACAGCCCATAGGGGGCTGTGGGTGGCCGACACACTCGTGTTGGAGGTCAAGGTCATGTATATCCCAAAGAACACGCATCTGAAGTGGCGTCCTGGTCGGTTGGGAGTCTATGTTGGCGAAAGTCTTATAGTCAACATTGATTCCGACTCAATCACCATCAGCGCGAAACCAGAGCACCTGTCCGAGCGCATCTACACCGAGGCTCTGGGTTTCGCCGCAAGCGTGCTGGGTGGTACGCTTGTGAGGGTGAGGGGGCGCAGCTACCTGGAGGTTGGTGGCGATCTGATTCCCTGCAGCGTGGGCAGGCACGCCACGCCGATCTTCGCCAACCTGCATTCGATCCTCACCTCCGAGTCGCAGGCGGACTAGCTGTCTTTGCCGCACGCGCGCCCTGGTCGGCACTACAATCCGGCCAGGGTTTTTTTGTGCGCGCATCCGTGCGGCAGGCCAGTTGTGGAACCTAGATGTGGAAAGGTCAGTCGTCAGTTGGTTTGAGGCGGCAGGCGCGGCAAGCGATGCTGTGTTGGGTGATGCTGCTCGACCAACGGCAAGCATCCCGCACCAATCTTGCTTGCTCAGAAATGGTGGCAGGGGGCAAAGAAAAGACAAAGGAGGGAAAAATGTATTACTTGGTCATTACTGATGCACAGACTGGCTTGGTCCTAGATGACCGAGCTTGGGAGTGGCAAAAAAAGCCGACCAAAAGAGATTTGGCAAAAGTAGTTCTAACGCTTGCACCCGATTATGGCGACAGACACCTAAAATGGCGGGTGGAATACAGGCGAATCAAAGAGTGCTGTTCAGGCACCTATTGGCCAACAGATACTGGATTTGTAGAGTTTGACAAATGACAACAGCTTTCCCCCTGCCAGCCCTGCCCAGGCGGTTGCTTGGGCGGGGCGTTTTTTTGCGCGCCCGGATAGACCAGGCGGCCAGTTGGCGAACCCTTTATGGGGAAACAGTTGCTCGAATTGTGACGAGTGCCGTACACGCGGTGGAGGCAGGCAAGCGGCGGCAAGCCCCCTGTCGACGGCAAGAATCCCGCACCAATCTTGCTCGCTCAGCAATAGTGGCAGGAGGGGCAAGATTCAAGACAAAGGAGAAAGCCATGGTTACCAAAAAAGAACTTCAAAGAGCAAAACAGGAAATAAGGAGGAGTTTACTGGAAGAACTGCTGGAAACCGAGGGGTATGAATCCCTTGACGAGCTGTGTGAACTGTATCTGTATGAGGATGACACTGTTGTTCCGGCAATCTGTAGGCTGTGCCGGACGGTTTACTATTACGAACCGGACCAGCGCGCTGGCTGGTGCGAAAACTGCATGACGCACTCTGTGGTGTCGGCACTTGTTTTGGCTGGGTTGTTGTAATGTTTTCTTCATATCCTCCTGCCAGCCCTACCCGGACATATGTTCGGGTGGGGTTTTTTATGTGTTGGTGGACGCCCCCACCAACGGGAAAAATCCCGCACCAATCTTACCCGCAGACAAATGGTGGTAGGGGGCAAACACTAGCACAAGGAGACACAAAATGGCTCGCATTGAAATCACCTATGTTTTGGGGATTTCTGTGTATGTGCAAGGAGAATTGGTGGGCTTTATTAACGCCAACGGTGACACCCACACTATGGAGGGACCGGATGAACTCCGCGGTGCTATCATCAGGGCGCTGAAGAAAGACGCCCGAATCAAATGGCTTTTCAAACACATTGCCAAGGCTGTTGACTACTACGAATCGATTTCCAACTAGCCCATATTTCTCCCCCCTACCACCCCCTGGGAGCTATGGCTCCTGGGGGGTTTTTTATACCCCACACAATCGCACTCAGACCAACAACCGATGGGGGGGGAGGCCCCCCAAGCCAGTTGCCGGGCCTTAGATGAGATTCCCCTCTTTCCAGCGTGAAAAAATCAGGGTGTGAAGAATCAGGGCGTGCAAAAATGGGGGCGTGAAAGTCGGGTGTGAAGAATCGGGGTGTGCGGGATCGGGGGGTGTGGGCCTGGGGGGGTGTGGGCGTTAGAAGTTTGGGAGTGTCGGTTGGGGTTTGATGATATCTGGGTGGATGAGGAGGGTTTCGGTGCGTGGTGGGTTATTGGGGTTGAGGGTTTTGGGGGTATGTTTGAGGTCGATACGGGAGTAGTGTTTGAGGTCGATGAGTGGTTGGTATGCGTGGTGGAAGTAGCAGGAGAGGATAGCGCGGCCTTTGATATTGAGGAGGGTGTTGGTGAGTCTTAGGTGATCTTGGTGGGACATTTCGTGGTGGTAGCATTTGGGGGCGGTGGGTCTGGTATCTGGGTGGTATGGTGGGTCGATGTAGAAGATGGTGGAGGGGGAGTCGTAGCGGGTGATAACTTGCTGGAAGTCGAGGTGTTCGACGGTGACGTGTTTGAGTCTATTGATGATGGTATGCAGTTTGCTGATTTGGTTTCTGTAGCCTTGGGCGACGGAGGTATGGGACTTAGAGATACGGAAGCCGTGGCCGGGCTTTCGGGCGAAGGAGTTGAGCAGGACGATGTAGAAGTAGAAGGCGCGTTGGTAAGTGTGGAGGTTAGGTTTCTTGAGTTGTTGTCGTGCTTCTTCGTAGAGTTTGCGGCAGTGGAGGGTGAAGTGGAGGCGGCGTTGGAGTTGGCGGCCTTTGAGGGGGTCGGAGAGGGTTTTGATGAGGGCGTAGAGGTTATCGTCTAGGTCGTTGTAGACTTCGTTGGTGGCGGGGCGCTTATGGAGCAGAATGCTGGCACCGCCGCCGAAGGGTTCGACGTAAGTGGTGTGCGGGTTGGCGTCTAGCAAAGGCACGATCTCGTTGAGGAGGAACACCTTACCTCCGTAGTATGGCAGCACACTTTGTCTTGGCTTCGTCGATAGCATGTTTGGCGTCGGTTCTGGTTGGCTGGAGGACGTGGGTAATCCATCCTTCTGGTTGTATACCGCGGACGGCTGCGGAGTATTGGTCGGGGTTGGTGCCCGGCACGCGGGTGGACGCGACTTGAAGAGTTTTGACGTGGAGATAGACCACGCCGACCTGCACGAAGTACCGTTGATTTTCGGGGCTATTGAGACATCGGGGGCTGCCCCGCAGGTGGATTGTAACGTATTCCGGCTTGTCCAATATCACCGCGCCGCAATGCGGGCATCGCCATGTTCCTGGTCTTTTTGGCATAGGGCTTCAAGATCGTATAGGCGTTGAGGTTTCGCACGGCCTTGGCACAGACCGGGCAAATGGGTAGCGTCAAGGGTGTGGGGGTGCCTTGAAGCACCAATCCACAGTTCCGGCACACGCTCAACCGATCTCGTTTTTCGCCAGCTGTAGCAGCCATAATGCGTCTGCGTGGTTGTGATCCACGATGTTGATTTCAGGCCATTCCCGGCGGGCGGCGTCGAACACCTCGTCCTTCTTGGCGTTCCCCTTGCCTGTTGCCATCCGTTTGACTTCCGATGGCGAATACCCCTTGTAGGGGATGGCACGGTGTTCACACCAAAGTTTGATGGCGCCCTGGATTTCTGCTACGGAAACCAGCCCCGTAAAGTTCCGGGCGGCTCTGGCGGCCTCGAAGACGACGATATCGACGCCAAGTGCTTTGTGGAGCTCGCACAATTTGGCTGTCAGCCGCACTAGGGCCATGCCGCTGCTTTCATCCCTTCGGCGCCGCAAGTCCCAGGTGCCGCTCATGCCGTCGGAATGAGCCCAACCGCAAGTGCGGCCGGGGTCAATCGCCAGGATTTTGGGAGCATCAGGGTTCATCGCACTCTATTCCGTGATAGCCCAGGTTTGCCTCCAACCACTCCTCGGCGTACTTGAAGATGTGGTCGAAGACTTTCTGCTCGCGGTCCCACGGGCATTGCATCAGCAACTCCCACAACGTAGCCCACCAGTGCCAGGAATCGCAGTCCTCCGATGCCTTCAACTCTCGAAGGTCTCGGTATGCCGTGGCTTCCTGGACGGCAGACTTCACCAAGATGCGTCCGTGCTGGCCGCCGCGATTGACGATCCGTTCCAGCATACCAGCAATCATGTCGACGGCTGCTTTGGGGTCAATCTTGTTCAGTTCGTCAAGCAGCATTGCCAGCAGATACGCAGCCGTCATGCTTTTCTTGATTTGCCGGGCGTACAAAAGGCCCTGATGGAGTCGCAACAGGGTGGACACGTCGGACACCCGGAGCTTTTTCAGGATGTAGTATCCGGTTTCTCTGGGCACGGCTCTTCCCCTTGCTGCTCGGATTTCCCTTGCTCTGGTCCAGCGTCCCTTATTTTGAACAGCTCAATGATGGTATCAGCGAGCTTTTCCCAGTACTCCGTTACGCGTTCTTGAGGCTCTTTGCTGACCAATTGCGCGGTGCCCATCCAAACGACTTCCCATGGCAATCGGCCTTCCTTGTCTGCATCGTCGAGGTCGCCGGCGGTTGCATTGAAATCGAGCACACGGCACATGGCCCTGCCAACGAGATCACAATACCAGCTGCCAGTGCGATCCCGCACGCCAATTGCCATCTCCCGGCACAGTCGCCGCAATACCTTTTCGTCTCGCACGCACGCCACCAACATGCCTGTGTACAAGGCAATGGCGTGCGTGTCTTTGCGCTCGAGCGCGTCCTCAAAAAGCGCCACGTCGGTCATGGTCACAATCTCCTCCTTTCAGTCAAAGTCGTACACGCCGCCTTCTTCCAGCACGGCCTTTTGGAGTTCCCAGATTCGTTCTTGCCGTTCCATCTCGCGCTGCCTTCGGAACATCTGCTGTTGCAAGTATCGCTCGTGCTCGCGCTGCAACCCGCAGTTCACCAGCAAAACAGCGCCCAAGATGATGAGGACCGCAATGCCCCAAAACATCGCGTTGCCAAAGTCTGGCCTTGCTTCGTTGTCGCCTTGTGGCGTGCTTGTGTACTTACCGGCCATTATTTCTCTCCTTTCTTGTAAAAGGGCCAGACGTTTTCCCATTGTGCTGAGCCAACGCGCTACGCAGTTGCTCGATCAGACATTCACAGGTTGTCATCCAGAACTGCCGCCGTTTGTCCGCGGGCAAGTCAATCACAATGCCCAGCCAGATTTGCTCCCAGGGCACGTTCTGCTCCATGTCAATGTCGTCTGGGTCTAGTCCCTCGCGCTCGCATACGCTGGCTATCCTTTCTACTAGCGTGTCTTTCCAGGATTCATCGGCACGGGTGAGTTCCAGCAACAGATGCCGAGAGATGGCTCGCATTGCGTGGCCCGCCACGCTGGCTCTCAGCTGGCCCACCACCACCGCCACGACTTCAGTGTTGCCGTATGCTTGAGCCCGTTCACATATCTCAAGCATTTGGGCCATCACTTCGTTGGTGACAATTTGCAATTCTTCGGGGGTCATGCTTTGCCTCCTGTTGGGTTATGCTTCAAACACGCGCCGCGTGGAACACTCGGCCTGTCTGGTTGCTCGTAACGATGTGCCTGCCATTTCCTTGATCGTCTCTATCATCACCCGCTCGTTTGTCGTCACGTCGCTGTTCAGTGTTTCTTGTGCGTGTCTTCCCACTTCCATCCATACCTCGGCCTCATGGCCAGGCGTTGCATTTTTGACCGTATCCCACCACACAATCGCCCAGTTGATGCCATACACAAGGTTCTTGTTGTAAAACATGTCCTGGACTTTGTAGTTGGCGAGAATTGACTTGACGGCTTCGCTGTAGGGTTGCCAGACGTACTCCCAGACTGTGCTGGTTGATAGGCGTTCCAATGAATCGTACGCAAACTCGTCCATCCCGCCCGCGGTTTCCAGCTCGTACACAAATTTCCGCACCGCCGCCTCGACTGCTTCGGCGTCCTCGGACTCAAGGGCCGCTTCTAGGCGGGCAAGCAATTTGCACACCTTGGCTCTGTTTGCAGTTCGCCACTGTACAAACGCGTGCCAGCTCATCGTCACCCTCAAAACAATGTTCTCTGGCTTGGTGCGCACTGTGTCGCAGTCTTTCTCGCAGCCCTTTGGAAGCAACGTGGCACTTGAGGAATCTTGCGTCGGGCAATTTCGATGTAGTCAGGATTGAGTTCGATACCTATGGAGCGCCTGCCCAAGTGACGAGCCACCTGCAACACGGTGCCTGTTCCTGCGTACGGATCAAGCACCAGGCAGGGAATCGCTGCTTCCGCGCCGCATTCACAACACGGCCGGTATCCCACAATATGCGCCGGTGGCGGCCCGGCGGGATCGCCGAACATCTCCTTGTAATACTGGACCACTGCACCGCCATAGCCTCGATGCGAGCCGGGTTCCCGGCCATAGCCATCGTCTTTGTATCTGCTTCCCTTTTGTGCCAACCACTCGTTGTAAGTCAACGCTGGGGATTGCTTGTCCACCATCGGCGCCCACGGTGTTCCGCATACCGGACAGCAGCCGCCGGAGCTTGTGCCTGCCAGGATGCAGCGCCGGGCCAGTTCGGATGGGAATGCTGCGAAGTGATGCTCGGCGGACGGTTCGGGGCCAATCTGCCATGTTGTCCGTGGATTTCTGGTGCTTCCTGTCTTCATCACCGATCCCGGCACAGCATTGCCACTAGGCTTCCTGCCGGACGCCACAGCCTGCCCCAACGAACCACTCTTGCCTTTGACAACCCTTACGGCAGGCGTGGCTGGCTCCCGAAACTCCGCGCTGTTCCAGAAGTAGCGGTCGCTTGCGGCGAACACCAACACGTACTCATGTGATGTTGTGCATCTACCTCGCCCGCGTCTTAGTACCCAGCCGCCAGTAGCTTCACATTTTGGACACCCAGGACACTCTGCCCACTTGGCAAGTCCTTCTGGGTTTTTGCCGGCCGCGACATCAGGGAACCTCTGGCGATTGCGTCCAACCTTCCGGCCAGATGGAATGTTTCCGGGTGCAATTTTCACTCTGCATCGTTCCCACCGCCACCCTTGAACACTTTCAGGCATGACAGAGGGTTTGACCCACACGATTTCTTGCACATATCGCCATCCGTCAGCCCTCAAGGCATCCAGTAACCGCCACGGCACGTTGAGTGGTTCACCATCTCGTCGGCCACGGTCCGACGGCCTATCATCTGGTGCGTGAGCGTTTGTGGCTTGCTTGGGCGTCAAGGTTCCATGTCCTGCCCGGCTGCTGGCATTGCGGCTATCGCCGATGTTGATGAATAGCAGTCCAGTGTGGTGCATGGCGCGTCGCACCTCCCGGAATACCCTCACTTGGTTCTCGATGTATTCTTCCACTGTTGGCTCATTGCCAAGCTCTTTGGCTTTAGAGGGATGGTTTTCCGGCAGGTAGCTCCGCAAATGGTAATACGGCGGGCTTGTGATACAACAATGCACGCTGCCGGTCTCGATTTCCGCTAGCCTCTCGAACACGTCGCCTTCGAGCAAACTCCAGTCTGTCATCTATTCGCCCATTCTCGGCACGCGTCAATCACTTCGCTTTCCTCGCTTGGAGGCACAGTAAGTCGAAACTCGTATTCTTCGACCGTGGACCTTTCGCCCCCAGGTTCCAGCAACGCAACTGTTCTGCCTTCCTCGGCACATTCTTGGATCACGTCAGCCGCTGTCCTGGGGTTCGCCGTGTACGTCACGGACACAGCGTATTCGTCGCCATCAAGGCATATGCACCGCCATTGATTGGCTGCCACATTGCTCCTGAACACCACTTGCTTTAGATGCTTTCCTTCGCTGCCGCCACGTTGACCATTCTCTGATTCGGCACGAATTTCTTCTGTCTGCTTCGTAGGTATCACATCACGCACCTTGCCATTGCGCATCCACAGTTGAAGCCAATACCGCGTCCATTCCGTCTCCTTAACACGCGTGGTATAGATGCGCAGCACGCCGTCATGCAGGTGGGGTTGCCACCGGAAATTCTCCTGCGTCATCTTGCAGCCTGATGGCGAGGAGTCGTCTTCCTCGTATTGGGTATCATGCACGTAGTGCCATAGCGTGCCATCCTCACGCAGCTCAAACAACCCTTGGCGGCAAATCAAATCTGTTGTGTGCCATTCCCTGTCCTGGACTTCCGGCCACGGCACCTTCCAACGGCACTTTATGGTATCAAGCGCGATCATACAGCTACCCTTTTATGCACTTCGTTCCAGCACTGTTTTTGTTTGCTCCAGCGAAGCAATAACGTCTCGCAAGATTTGGATCACATGTCCAATCGTGTCACTGTACCCGTCGACTTTCCGTGCCTTGAGTATTTCGGCGACAGCTTCGCCGATTGGTTCCCCTTCCCATCGGTCGGTAATTTTCACGCCAGATGCCTTCTCAAAAGCAGACACAGCACACTCCAACATTCGCAGGCGATACTGGACCTCGCGTAACTTCATCGCTTTTTGGGCGTCCTCTGCGCACCTGTCGCGCTCCTCTTGCAGTCGGCGCTCGTGCTCCTCTCTGGTGACCACGTTCTCGGCCAGCCGCCTTGTGATCGCCGCCACAAACTCCCAGGATAGCGGTGCCGTCATCAGTCTCGGCGCTCGCTTGGCAATGCGTGTGCCGCGGCCATCGCACTCAATCAGCCCCCACTTCTCTGGCACTTCTGCCGGATCAATCAGTTTTTTCGGTGCCGCAACGTACCAGTAAAGGCAATGCTTCAAGATAGCTTCCGCCTTTTCTGGATCGGCCAACTCTTTTTGCCAGTCGGACCGTGAAACTTTGATTTCAACACCTATCGCATAGATGCCGCGCGACGGATACACGCTGAGAACCACCGCGTCTGCGTATCGGCGGCAAGCATCCCCAGTACAGTTCGCCACCTGTGGCAACACGACATAGCCGGGCCATGGCCAACGACGCTTAAGCAACTCAAAGATCGTCTGTTCCGTGAGCGATTTTGTTCTGCTCATCGTTCCTGTGCCGCTTTCGGATCAACAGTCACACTGTCCACGTTTTGCCGCCACCACGCGTCGAAACGTACCACGCACAGTGACAACACGAAAACCGTCCTCGAACTGCAACAGAAACTTGCCTCGATGTGCTTTAAGCAGCCAACACCGCCGGCCGTGTCGCTCAGGCAGTCGCCGCCGCCCGATCCAACGGTACTGCTCGCAGTTACTCATCGCTGGACGCATAAATGACAAGCAAGTTGCGGGCCATCTGCACAATGGCCAGGAAAACCGCATCCCTTTCGCGTTCGGCCGCCGGCAACTGGTCGTAGGGCACCATATTCGGATGCGTCTTGGCCTCTAGGTCTAGTTTCGGGCCGTAAGTCCATCCCTTTTCCTTGTGCTCTTTTACCCATTCCTCGTGAGCTTTTTCTGGATCGGGAATCTCGGCCCCCGTTAGTATGTCCGTCAGCTTGTCGCAAAATCGCTGGCGGAAGTCTTCGTCACGTTCCCACCATGGCTCCGCGGGAATACGCCGGTCCATCAGCCATGCTTCCAGTCGCGCAGTCTCATATACTAATTGAGCTATTCTCTGAAATACTGCAACATGCATTGCTTTTCCTTTTTCCGCAACATCAAGATCAGCGCAGACGGTTTTTGGATCTTTTGCCATCTTTCGGCCCCATTTCCCGCAATGCCCGATCTTTGCGCCGACTTCCAGCCACATCGTCGTGCCGGAAAACTCGCGCAAGCGAGGGCATCTGCCGTTGTCGTAATCGGCGCAGTTAAGGCAGGTCTTGGGTTTGCACATGGCATCCATGGGAGGATTTCAGCGCTCCGATTGAGATTCGGTGTCGGAATCCCTTTCACGCAAGCCGTCAGCCTCAGTGGAAAACAACTTTTGGGCTACCGCAATTGCGGCGTTCAAGTGCTCACGCACGTGCTGGCGCTCGTCGGAGTAAAGTGCATCGCGGTCCCCGAACATCTGCTGTGCA